TCACCGCGACACCTCGGCGCAATCGTGTGACACCTGCGCGCAGCGTTCGCCCCACTGCACCATCTGATGCTCCCACCGCATCAACTCGGCCTCACTCGGCCCGGTCGGCTCCGGGATCGGGGAGCACGTCCGGACGCACTCCTGTGGGCGCGCCGGCAGTTCTGAGATTGGCGGCACGAATCGCGTCGCGCAGCCGCTCGAAAGCATCAGGGTCACGACTGCATTCAGGGCGAGCCGTGCGTGCGATGAGGACTTCATAGTCGGCCGCCTCCCTTACTCGACGAGCGTCAGATTCGGCTTCGCGTTGTGCTCTCGCTGCCGCGCGCCGGTTCTGAGCTTCAAGGTCTCGACGTGCAGCCTCAAGGCGGGCGTTCGCATTCTCGGCGTACTGGACGGCCACATCGTGCTCGCGTTGCGCGCAGCGCCCTGTTTCCAGCCCGTCGCCCACCCACCAACCCACGCCGCCGCCCAGCAAGAGGCAGACAGCGCCCACAGTGACCAGTACCTGCACATCACTCCCCCTTGTCGGTGTCGGCTCGGCCGAAGCCGCGAAGCCAGAACCCGAGCAGCAGCGCGAGCGGCTCAGCCCACAGCGCGCGGTACTCGGCGAAGTCGATTTGATGCGTGATCACCGCCCAGACGGAGACGGCCACCGCCGGCAGCAGTACCGCGGCCGTGATGATCGAGACGGCGTCGAAGAGGCGGCGATCCATCACTGCGACTCCAGACACGTTGCATGGCGCGCGAGCTGGCGCGTCCAGACGCCCTTGCAGTCACCGCCCTTGCCCCAATTCTTTTGGTCGGAGCAGTCGTACCCACCCGAGAATTTGTACAGCAGCAGCGCGTCGCACGCGGCGCGGTACTCGCCGGCGATGACGTGTCGGCGCATCGAGGACGTCGACCATCGGACCGTGCCGTACTGATAGACCCAATCCATGTAGAGGTCATACTCGGCCTGATGCAGATACGCACCGGTCAGCGACTTCTGGAATATCGCCTCTTCCTTCGAGATGTGGGCACGCGCGGTCACAAGCGCACGCGTTGGCGTCGTCCGGTCTCCGAGCTTCACCGGTGTGCCGTCCGCGTGGAAGGTCGAACCGTGCCCCAGGGTCGGGCGGTCGTTCCTGGTCGGGATGACTGCCGTCTCCGTGTAGCCCTCGCTCAGAACGATGCCGACGAAGGCCGTCGCAGACAGGCTCATCACCGAGACGGCGGCACGCCTCCTACTCATCGTCGCCCGCCGCTGCGGCCGGCCGTGCCTTGGAGCGGGCGAGTACCAGGTGCTGGTACTTGAACCACACGTTGATCGCGTGCCCGATGACCATCGAAAGCACCGCAACGACCAGTCCCCCTACCGCCGCGAGTTCGTTCGCCGTAAGCCCCATAAACACCGCGTTGCCCGCGGCGGCGTAAGTCGCGGCCGTCGACGTTTTCGTGAGCGTCGATGCCGTGTCTGCGGCCATCCCGGATCGCGGGGCGAGGCACAGGATGATCGCCACTACTCCGACGATCGACGGCGGCAGGATGATCAGGAGTAGCTGCATCAGGGGGTTCTCCATGTGCCTCAGTTCGCGACGATCGTCAGCGCGCCCGGCGGGAAGTTCGGCGCGAGCGCGGCAAGGGGCAGCGTGCGGGTGACGGCGAGCGGGATCGTCATCAGCGCGTTGCCGGCCGTCTCGGCGTCGAACAGCACGACTTTCTCGGCGTCGATCCAGTCTTCGGCCGGGCTCGGCCAGACGACGTAGTCGGCGTTGCCGCTGCCGCCATCGTCGATTGGCGCAGTCCAGGCGCTGGTGCTCGGGCCGACCGGCTGGCGCGCGTAGTCGGCAGCGGCGATCTCTGCGCCAGCGCCCGCCCCCGCGGCGCTGGTGAGCAGGCCGGCGTAGATCGACGTCGGCGCCGTCCATTCGCCGGTACGCAGCAGGTGCGTGCCGATGGCCTCGATGAGTGCATCCGACAGATGGCCGCTGAACACGATGCGCAGGTCGCCTGAGGCGAAGCTCGGCGCCGGTGCGCCGCTGCCGACCGTGGTCGGCGTGTCGAGCGCGCCGGAGGCGAGGCAGATGCCGCCGCTCGATGCGTCGAGGATGCCGAAGTGCGTGATGTCGCCCCAGGCGGCGGTCGGCGCAGGGAAAGTGACCGCCAACGCGTTCTTGAAGGTCTTGTCGCCGTCGACCGGCAACGCCCACGTCTCGTCGCTCGGGCCGCAGAGGACGCGCGCGTAGCCGCCGCCTGTGACTTCTGCGGCGAGGCTGCCGGCCTCTCCCGGGTCGCCGTTGAACAGGGCCGCGTAGATGCCGAGCGGCTTGAGCCACGCGATCGTGCGCAGCAGGTGGTTGAGGATCGCGGCTTCGGTGTAGTTGGACAGGCTCATGTCGTGCCTCAGAAGAGCAGGAAGAAGTTGCCGGTGTTTGCGGACGGCGCCGGGGCACCGGCGAGGCGCGCGCGGGGGGTGGCTTCGATGCGGCCGATGGCGATCAGGGTGGCGCCGTTGTCGAGATTCGCGGCGCCGGTGACGGATCCCGGGATGGCGCCGGAAAGCGCGGTGCCGAGCGAGAGGGCTGCGGTGCCGGTGATGATCGCGGGGATCTCGCCGACGATCGGCTGCGTGAAATCCTCGGGCACGTTGAGGCTTAGCACCTCGACCGCCACCTGCGAGAGCAACGCCGGTTTCGGATCGGTGCGCAGTACCTCGACCGCCACCTGCGACAGCAGCGGGTCGGGGTCCGGGCTACGCAGGACCTCGACCGCGACTTGGGTCAGAAGAGCAGACGTCATCGCGTCAGCTCACGACCTCGGCGCCCGCTTCGAGCGCGTTGATCGCCGCCGTGAGCCAAGGTGCGCCGGTCGCCGGGTCGGTCTCGTGGATCGACGAGCTGTAGAGGTAGGTCGTCGACGGCGCGTACGTCGGGCCGCTTGCTTCGCTGCTGCCGGAGCGGATCAGGTTCTTGATGGTGCAAGCGCCGGCATCGGTTTTCGAGACGGCGTTATTGACCTGAACACCGAGGATCGCGCCGTTGATCGACAGATCCTGAAGGGCCAGCGTCTCTTTTGTGCCAGCAGCGCCACCGGTCAGGTAGTCGGTCGTGTTCGGCGCGGTCTCGTCGACGAGTGCCGCATGATCGGCGCCTGTCGAGGGTGTCCAGGCCTGATGCGTTCCGGCGCCATTCGGGTAGATTGCGTCGATGCGAACATCTCCGAGGAATGTGCCGCCTCCATAAACGTACAGGTCGTCAAAACTACCCGTTGATCCGTCGGTCGAACCGGCGACGCCGGATCTAAACCCATTGCTCCATGCGTTCCCGGTCGGCGCGGTATTCAGACCCGTGAGGCTGAGAATCTGGGCGCCATTCAGCCTCACTTCCACCTCGCCGGCAGATGCATGATGAAGAACCCTGAACTCGAAATAGTTGTATGCTCCTGTCCCGACAATGCCGCTTGCGCTGGACCCGAGCACGTTGGTTACAGGCGATCCACGGTAGGCGATGACCGACCCGTCTGATGCAAAGTGGAATGCAACCTGAATTGTTGATCCATCGAGCAGTGCCAGTGCATATCTGTTTGAGCCCGCCGCAGACAGCGTGGACGGCTTGAAGGCGAAACCTACAACAACCTCAGACTGGTTCGCGTATCCGCGCCCCACATACCTGCCGCTTGCGATGCCCTCAAGGCATCCGCCACCACGTCGTCCACCGCTAGCGTTGATCGTTGGAGACCCCGTTATCGACTGCCACTTCTTGAGAATGTCGGCCGTCGCGTAGTGGTCGAACCCGTCTATGAAAAGCAGCGGCATGGTCAGAACCCCCTCGAAAGCGCCACCACGTCATACTTCGCCGCGGGCGCGTTGTAGATCAGCCCGACGCGATCAAGCGCGCCGCCGGCCGTGGAAAGCGTGATGGCCGGCAGGTCGGATCCAAAGCGCACGTTCGCGCTCCACGTAACCATGCGCCCGCCCGTGGCGTCTTGCGTGAGATCGAGCACGCACTTCTGTCCGTCCGCCGCCCCGGCGAGGGTGATCGTCGGATTTCCCGAGAGCGTGATGCGAATGACGTCGGCGTCGCTGAAGTCGGCGGTGATGGACGCGGCGTAGGCGACTGTCTTGACTTCGGGCACGTAGGGCTTCGCGCCGGCGCTGGCCTTCGCGGCGACGGCCTCGAGGATCGCGTCGAGCGTCTCGTAGGTCGCGCCCATCGCGGCGTTGCTCTGCGCGGCGATCTGGTCCGCTGCGCCCCACACGACGGCGGCGAGGCGGGTGATGGCGCCGAAGGCGGCGCCGGTCCAGACGACGCTGTAGAGCGAGCTCGCGCCCGAGGCGGCGGTGCGCGACGGGGTGCCCGCCGTGCTGACGTCGACGTAGTAGGTGCCGGCGTCGAGGCCGGCGAACGACAGCGTGGCGGCCGACGTCATGGACACGACCGATGTGCCGACTGGGAGCCAAGCGAAGCCCGGGGCCACAGTGAGGGTTGAGCCTGAGCCGGTGCACTTGTAGCTGCCCGCGCCGATGACCGCGAGCGCGCTGCCGAACAACGCGGCGAATGCGTTGGCGGGGTTGATGCCCGCCGCGGTTTGCGCCTGTTGGCCGGCCTGCAGCGCGTCGATGGCCGCCTTGATGTTCTGGTAGTTCGAATTGTGAGCGGCGACGTAGTTCGTCATGCCGTTCGTGAATTGCATCAGATCGTTCATGCCGTCATCTCGATGAGTTCCGCGCCCTGATAAATGGCGACCGAGCCGTACGGCACGTTGCCGTAGCCGCCCAGGTCCGCCAGTTCCCCGTACGTGACCGGCCGGGAAAGGATGGTGAGGTCTTCCACCTGGCCGATCGTGAATTCCTGCAGATCCACGGCGATGCGCGTGTTGGTGCCGGGCATCTGCTTCGAGAAGCCGATGATTTCGTACCGGCCCGACATCGTCCGCTTGAGCGTGACCGGCGCGCCGACCTCCGCGTACAGCAGCTCGTGGTTGCCGCGCGCGATCGGCACGTTGTGGAGCACCGAGCCGTTGATGTTGGTCTCGAACAGGTTTTCGGTCTGGTCGTAGCCCTGCGGCGCGACGACGCCGAGATCCACGTCGCACGCGTAGGTGGTGACCTGCCCGTCCGTGACGCGCAGGGCCGGGCGCGTGAGCACGCGGCCGTAGATCGTGTCGCGCGCGTCGCGCTGCTTGGCGTCGATAAGGTTCGTCAGGATGCTCATGCGGCCCTCAGCAGCGGAAGCCTTGGATGTCGAGTACGGCCGCTGCGCCCTGCGTCAGGTCACGCGAGTAGTCGGTGACGTAGAGCCGTGAGCCGTCGTTGAGCTCCAGGATGTCGCCGCGCTCGATGCGCGGGTCGTCGACGATGCGCACGTTGTAGCTCGACGCCTCGTGCGCGGAGCGGACCAGCTCGCGGATGGCGAATGCCTGGGCGCCGGACTCGTCCATCACGAAGTCGTTCTCGATCTCCATGACGTTCGTTTCCCAAGGCTTTGCCCGGGGGTTGTAGGCGGTCGTGCTGTTGCGGGCGTGCACGTAGTCGTACGGCGTGCCCCAGATTTCATAGACGCCGGTGCCGATCGACATCATCGTGAGCAAGAGCAGCGCGTCGGCCCAATACTGTTTTTCGCGCCCGATCGGGATCGTCCGCCCGAACAAGAGCGTGCCCATGCCGACGTAGGCCCAGCCCTTGACGACCGGACCCTCGGCCTCCAAGGTGTCCGGCGTGATGTGCGTCAGGTACTTCTGCAGCATGCAGACGGTCGCGAGGGTTGGAACCCAGAACGTCGTCTCAAGGGTGATCTTTCCGCGCGTATCGCTGCGCTGCCTGTAGTCCTCGTCGCATACGGGCAACAGGCCGGAGTTCGCCGACTGCTTTATCACCAGACGTGTGTCGCGCGCGCGTTGCGTGCCGTCTGCGCCGAACTGCACGTCCTTGGTCTGACGGAGCTGGAAGAAGCCGGCGGTGATCGTCGCCTGGTCGAGCTTCTGGTCCTGCTGCGCGACTTCCCAGAGCTTCGGGTCGAGCCACTTGATCTGCACTTCGGAGACGGCCGGCTTGTCCTTCGATCCGGTGACGCTGATCAGGCGCTCGTTGTCCAGGACAATGTCCGCGGGGCGCCGCGTGTCGCGATTGATGGCACGCAGCTGCCCGCGCGCATTCACGCCAGGCTCGAAGCCCGCCGGGCGCATCGTCACTTCAAGCATCTGCCACGGCGGCAGGTCGGCAAGCTGGATGTTGCTGTGCACGACCTGCAGGGGGATATTGGGCAAGGCAATCTCTTCGTCCGAGAGGCCGAGCCCGTAGGCGATCTGGGTGACGATGTGGTTGATCGTCGTGCTGACGCCATAGACGTCCGTCACGCGACGCGCCTCGCGCCATGCGGGCGTGGCATCGCGGGACCGAGCGATCACGGTCATCATCTTGACGCCGGTTTCCAGGCGATAGTCGTTGATCGACTGAATCATGCCGATCCAGTAGCTCTTGTCTTCGAGCTTGATCTCTAGGAGGTTGCCGGGCGCGGGTTGAGTCGCGCCGTAGATCTCGGTGTGCCACGCGAGCTGCACGTAGACTTCGTTCGCGGACTGCTTGCACGACGACACGTAGGGGGTGAGGTCGAACGCACCGAGGCCAATCCCGAGCAGCACGTCACGCGGCGTCGCGGAGGCATAGACGAGCACCCTGACATCTCGTTGGCTGTCGTTCTCGTAAGGGGCCCAGTTCAGATCCATGGATGCCTCATACCGGAATGCTGAAATCGAGCGACCCCAACCCGCTGTCCGTGCATTCGACGGGCAAGACGGCATAGCCGCTGTCGGTGACGATCTGGGAGCCGAACCCGGACATCGCTGCTGCGCCCGAGGCGGCACCGGTGACGACGACGCTGGCGACGGGCTCCCCTGCGTCCCCGACGACGCGGGTAAGCACTGGCACGGTCCGACCCTTGCGCGGGACGGTCAGCGGAATCGGTTTACAGAGATTGGTGGCGATCGGGATCGGGTAGTAGCCGACCACGCGCGAGGTGCTCGCGCCGTTCTCGGCGTCCTGCATCCAGGCGAAAACGAGCAGCCGCCGATAGACGACGTCCCAGCTCAACAAGACCTTCTGCTCCCCAGCCGGCGACGGGCACTTCCAGGTCGCCATGATCTGACCCGTGTTGATGTCGATCAGGTTGAGCAGTTGGCGGTTTTTGCCAAGCACGAAGACGCGCCCGCGGCGCTCCGGACAGATCGCGCCGGGCGTGTCGCTGGTGTTGATGCGGCGGATGTGCTCGCCGGTCGATAGGCGATAGACGTCGACGTCCGTCAGGACCGCCTCGGAGGCCATGACGATGAGGTCGTTCTGCACGTCCGGGACCGGGAGCTTCGCGGCGATCCTGCCGAAATGGTTCGCGGGGATGACGCGCAGAACGCTGTCCAGGTCGTCCGACAGTTCGTGCAGGTCTTGCAGGTATGATCGCCACAGACGGCCGTCGAAGCCCTGCTGCACTTCGCCAGTCCACGCTGCTTCGACCGCGCCCCATGGAACGGGCGTGCGGCTGATCAGTGCGCCGGTGGTACCGTCGAACTTGTAAATCAGGATCTCCCATCCGGGCCAGTAGATGCGGTTCGTCCACGCGATCAGGCTGACTGTCGTCGGCCCATAGACCGTCTCCGTGCGATCCGTGTAGAGGACGAATGCCCCCGTGCTGCCGATTGCCTCGGCGAACTGCCGTGGTGGCGTGATCAGCCATGGGTTGTAGAGCGACTGCAGACCGATGCCGCTGGGGATTCCCGCCCACTCTTCCGGCGTTCGGTACGGAACGAGGTCCGTCTGGAATACCTGCTTGAACATCAGAACGTCACCCCCGCGGTGATGGTCGGGGATGCCGGCAGGTCAAGCGGCGCGTAGTAGTCGACGGTGGCATAGCCGTCGAGGTTGGTCAGGGACTGCGCGGCGCCGAGTAAGCCCGCGCCAGCGAGCGACCAGTCGATGCGCTCCGCCGGGCACACCTCGCCGTTCGATCCGGTGAGACGTACGCGCAGGATGCTTTTCCGCCCGCGGGTGATGGGCGTGAGCGCCTCGGGCGCGGAGAGAGCGTCGGGGCGAGCGGTGACCGCGTAGACGTTGATCCGCTTTTCGGTGTCGACGAGCACGAACACGTCGTGCCGCGGCGAGTACCACGCCTTCAGGTGAGGAGGGATGTACTGCCGGGCGCGGACCTCCTGCTTCGTCACGTAGTTGTAGTAGGTGACGACGCCGGTCTCGCTCCACACGACGCAGAGCAGATCGTCTTCCTCCGTGCGCGAGATCGTGGCGTAGGTGCCGAGACTGCCCGCGAAGGTGTATTCGGTGGCGAGGACGTTGGGCGCGGCGAACGTCATCGTGTCGATGCGGCCGTGCATCGCGCGCAGGTAGCGGTCCGGAACGCGCGCCATGATCTCGCGCACGTAGTTCGTGCCGCCGCTGGTGAGCGTCGCGCCGTAGGTGCCGGCGAACTTGTCGAACTCGAGCAACGCGTCGCGGAAAAGCCAGAGCTGCGACAGCAGTTTCGCCCCCGGCACATCCAGCACGAGCGGCCGGGCGCGGTCGTACGTCGAGCGCGGATAGGTGAGCCCGTCCATCTGCGTGACCGTGTAGCAGGCGAGCCCGCCAATCGTCATGTGCGAGATCAGCCCCACGTCGTCGTCCCACACGGTTTCCGGCCCGCCATTGGCAATGCTCGGGCTGAGCAGTGCCCCGTCGGAGTCCCGGAAGTCGAACGGGCCGGCGAGCAGCTCAAGCATCGGCGCGCCCCAGGATGCGCAGGCGCAGGACGACGTCGAAATTGACGTAGCCGCCGCTGTTGAAGATGACGTGGTTGAGGGTGATCGCCTCGCCGCCGCCGGAGGTGAGCGACACGAGCGCGACCTCGAAGGCGTTGCCGTTGACGTAGCTCGGGTACCACTTGACCCGGCCGTACGTCGGGTCGGGCGGGTTGGACCACATCGCGATCAGCATGCGCAGATGCGACGCGCTCATCGCGATGTCGTCGGCCGTCCAGCGCTCGGTGCATTCGACGTGGCGCAGCTTGCCCTGCCACAGCGTGTTCGCTGCGCCGTCGAGCGTGCGGGTGGTCGACCAGATCGGGCGGATGATCGCGTCGCCGTCCATGTCGGTCCATTCGTCCGGCGCCTTGGGGTAGTCGTACGTGCCGAGCGTGGGATGCACGAGCCGGCCTTTGCCCTCCCCCGCGCCCGAGGCCGGCAGGATGAGCAGCGACGCGGACTCGGTGACGACGCTGGCGTCGCCGACGGTGAAGGTGGTCGAAGCGGTGAGTGTCGTCATGATCCGGCGGTGACTTCGATGGTGACGGTCTCGCCCGCGAGCGCCGGCGTGTATCGGGCCGCGGCGAGGCCGTTGCCGTCGGTGACGCTGTTGAGCGGCTCGAGGATGCCGCTGCCGACTAGCGTCCAGCGAACAGTGCGTCCGGGCGTGCCCTGGTAGATGACCAGCGCAGTGGCGTCGACGCGGACGGCGGAGGGCTCGATGCGGATCATCGCGTGGCCGCCATGCGGGAGAGTTCGCCTTCCAGCCAGCCGGACAGCGTCATGTGCAAGGCCTCCGGCGCGATGCGCAGGTCGAGCACGGTCGGGGCGGCGGACTTGGCACCGCCGGCCGGCGTGAGCGCCGGGGCATTGACGAGGCCGCCGGAGGCAAAGCGGGCAACGGGGCTGCGGTGCGCGAAGGCGGCTGGGTTTAGCGCGCTACGGAACTGCGTGAGGCCGAGACCGACCAGGCCTCCGGACGAGAAGGCCGCGCGCCCCTGATTCAGCGCAGTCATCACTCGCATTCCGAGGCGTTTCACCGCCTGCGGGCCGAACAGGTATTCGCGATTACTGACCATCACCGGCATCGGAGCACCATCAACGGAGCCTTCGCCGGCGAGGTGGTCGAGGTAATCGACTCCGAGTTTTCGGACAGCCGCTGCTTTGACCACGAACGAACCGGCGGGAACAGCGGCAGGAATGCTGTCGCTCGTTCCAGTTCCGGGGCCAGTGATCAGGCCTCCGCCGGCGCGCTTCTGGACGGAGCCGCCGCCGGAGAAGCCGAACAGTCCGCCACTGCCCCCGCCACCGAACAACGAGTTGATGAGTTGCTCGCCGAGGCGCTGGCCGATCGCGTTCAGCATTTGCTTCGCGACGTTGCGCATGAAGTTGTCGAATGCCTTGCCGGCCTTCTCGGTGCCGGTGACGATGTCGGAGAACATCTGCCCGAAGCCATTCACCGCGGCGTTCTTGGCGACGACGTTCAAGTTCGTGATCGACGGCCCGAGCCCATCGATTTTCGCCTTCGCCTGGTCGACGCCGGTCTTGACGTCGATCGAGATGGTACGGCCTGAAAGGGCTTCGAGTTGCGGGATCAGGCCGTAGAGCTGCGTCTGCGCGGCCTCGCGCGCGGGGCGGAGCGCCATTTCGAGTGCGGGGCCCTCGAAACCGGCGAGTTCGAGCGAGCGGCCTTGCGTTTCGAGCGTGTCGAAGACGGCGGCGATCTTCTGCTGCACCTGGGCGAGTTCGGCCTCGTCGATCTCGATCGAGATCTTCTTTTCGACGATCTCGGGGGACAGGATTTCCGGATTCGCGGCGCTCTGCTCGACGAGGTCGCGGTTGCGGGTGCGGACCTGTTGCTCGATCTGGTCGCGGGTGAGCGTGCCGGCCGAGCGGGCGACGTCGACTTCGACGTCGATCGCCTGCGCCTGCAGCAGCCGCGCGGCGCGCTCGCGCTCGGTGTTGGCGTCGCGGATGGCCTGGGTGCGGTCCTGCTCGAGCTTGAGGTTGCGGGCGTTGAGGCCGATGACTTCGGTCTCGATGCGCGTGCTCGCGGTCTTGATCTGCAGCCGCTCGTTGTCGGTCTTGGGCTTGAGGCTGTCGAGGCGCGCCTGCTCGGCCTTGAGGTTGTCGAGGTGCTGTTGATTGCGGACCTTCTCGGCGTCGATGCCGGCGGTGACGAGGCGCAGGCGTTCGGCGTGGTACGCGGCGATGCCGGTGAGCCCGTCGCGGTACGCGCGTTCGTTCTCGGTCTTCGCGAAGTCGAGCGCGTCCTTCTTGAGCGCGAGTTCCTGGTCGAGCGTGACCTTCAGCTGCTCGAGCTCGGCGCGCTCGGCGGCGTTCTGCGCGGCCAGCGACGACTGGCCGGATGATCCGCCTTTCTTGCGCGCTTCGGCGATCGCGGCATTGCGGGCGCGCTCCACTTCGGCGAGCTTCTTCGGGTCGAACTTGGCGTTCGCCTTCTGCAGCTCGGGTGTTTCGGCGACCGCTTTCGCGAACGCCTCGTTGATCTCGCGAATGTCGTCGCCGGCTTTCTGCGCGGTCGTGCGGTACTGCTTGACGATGTCGTTGAAGGCCTGCAGCGCTGGGCTGAATTTGTTCTCCAGCTGGCCGGCACCCGGAAGGCCTGCGGCGGCCTCTTCGGCCTGCCGCTTCGCGCTTTCCTCCATCAGCCGGCCGAGTTCTTCCTGCTGCGCGAGCTGCTCGCGCCGCGCTTTCAGTTCCCGGTCGCGCGCGATGCGCGTGATGCGCTCGGTCGGCGACACTTGGAAAAGGTCCGGGTCGCGCGTCGGCCCTGCCCCTTCGAGCGCGCCGATGCGCTCCTGCAGCGCCGCACGCGCGGCTTTGTTGTCGCCCATCTCGCCGGAGCCGAACTTCAGATCCTTCTTCAGCTGGCGGATGCGGTCGGATGCGTTCTTGGCGGAGACGTCGATGCCGCTGAGCGATTCCTTCGCCGCGCTGCCGAAGCTCGCCCACGCGCCGACGCCGGTCAGCAGCATCGCGATGAGGCCGAGCGGGCCGCCGAGGATGCCCAGCAGGCGCGAGAGCAGACCGGCAGCGCCGGTTGTGCCGATGGCGGCATTCAGGGTGCCGAACGCAGCGGCGTGAGCCGTTGCGGCGGCTGCGGCGCGTTGCTGCGCGGGCACGAGCAGGTTCTGCGCGAGCGCGAGGCGCTGCATGCCGGAAGCTGCGGCGACCTGCGCGCGGGCGTCGGCGAGCACCATTGCCGTGTGGATGCGGACGGCGTCGGTGTGCGCGACTTTCGCGCGCAGATCGGCGAGCGTCGCGGCGGTCGAGGTGCGGGTCGCGGCGTCGCCCCCCATGATCGCGGCGGTCGTGCTGCGCAGTGCGCCGGCCATGCCTTCGAGGATCGCGCGGACGACCTGGAACGCCTTGAATGCGAGGTAAGCCTGCGCGAGCGCGAGGACGGCGTCGCGGTGCTCGAGCAGGAAGCGCGCGCCGGTCGCGAGCGCCTGACCGAGGCCGACGAGCGTCTGCGCGAAGCTGCGCATGCTCTGCACCGCCGCCGGGTTGAGTTGGATGCTCTTGACCTTGTCGCCTTCGCGCTCAATCGTGACGAAGGCATCCGTTGCTTCGCCGAGGCCTTCCTTGATCGCAGCGAACAGTGGCTCGAAGCCTTCGGACGCGGCACGCGTCGCACCTTCCTGCAGCGCAGCGAGCCGGCCGTCGAAGGTGTCGCCGAAGCGGTTCGATGCGGCCTCGAAGCCGCGCATGCGCTCCATCAGGAACGCGAACAGACCCACAGACGAGGCCTTCGCGCGCTTGACGTCCTCGTTGCTGATGCCGAGCGCCGTCGCCAGCGTGGAACTCGCCGGGGTGATGCCGCCCTGCACGAGGTCGCGCAGTTCCTGGATGACCTGGTTCGATTGCAGGCCGAGCGACTTGACCGCATTGACGCCGACGACGGTCAGCTGCCGCACCTGGTCGAGCGTCATGCGCGCGGCAAGCGCTGGCCCGAGGATGCCCTGGAACGCGCTGACGAGATCCTGACTTGTCGCGGCGGTCGCGAGCGCGTCGTTGTTGAGTTCGCCGATGATCTTGCGACTGATGCCGAGCGCTTGATTGAGCGACAGCGTGCGGCCGTCGAGCGTCGTCATCGACGTGAGGATGCCCGCCATGCCGAGCTCGGCGGTTTCCATCGACCGGGAGAACGCGATGCCGGCCTGCGGCAAGCCGACGAACGCTGCTTTGGCCGCCTGCAGCCAGGCGACGATCGCGCCGAGCGCGACGGCGACGCCGCCGATGCTGCGCAGGCTGCCGAGGCTCGCGCCGGCACCCCGCGCGGCGGCATCGACTTTGCCAAGTTCGCCGGCCGTCGTGCGCGCTTCGGTGCCGATCGACTTCAGGCCGCGTTGGGTGCCGTCGAGCTTCGCGCCGGCCTGATCCGTCTTGCGGATCGTAGCCGCGAACTCGCGCAGCGCAGCCAGGGCGCGCTGGTTCGAGAGTTCGATGCGGTAGCTGAGTTCGCGTTCGGTCATCGCGGGCTAAATGCCTTCCAGAGTTTCTTCCAGCCCTTCTCGTCGGCCTGCGCGCCGCGGGCGATGAGGAGGTTTTGCTGCGCGCTCTCCTGCGCCTGGCGGCTGACGGCCGCCGAGAAGCCGCGCAGTTGAGCGAGCGTGTAGCCCATCACATCGTCGAAGCGGTGCCCGGCCCCGATGAGGCGCTGGACGACGTCGAACCAGCTTGGAGGCTCGTCTGCAGGCGCGTGACCAGGGGCTGCAGACGTGCCGCGAAAAAATCCCGATTGACCGCCAGCACGTCGGCGAAAAGGTCGAGCGGCACGTCGAGATCCTGGTCGTCGAGCCAGTCGCGATCGACGCGCGCGGCGATGCAGATCGCGGTCAGCACGGCGTCGGTATGGCGGGCGAAGAGGCCCATCAGCGCATCGGCCTCGGTGGCGTCGCCGAGCGCGGCGAGGTCGCCGAAGAGCGGCTCGACGGCCTTGAGCATCGGGCCGAACTCGCGCACCTTGAGCGGCGAGACAGCCACCGGCCGCCCGCCGTAGGTTTTGCCTTCGGCGGGCGAGCCGGCGAGCTGCGCCAGTTCCTCGATGGGATTGGCTTCGGTCATGGCTTAGGCCGAGAGCGCGACCATGCGGCCGAACTGGCCGAAGTCGCTCGACACGGTCTTGGTCTGATCGACCAGGCACGAGCCGGCGAGCTCGAAGTTACCGAGGTCGTCGTTGATCAGGCCGAAGTCCTTCACCGGATCCAGACGCACGCGGTAGATATCGACGATGACCGGCGGGTAGCCCGAGACGGCGGTGTTCAAGCCCTCGAAGCGCAGCCAGAATTCCTGGTTGGCGGCGGTGAACATCTTCACCCTCATCGCCTCGGCCTTCGTGTAGTCGGCCTTGAGCGGCAGGGCGAACGGGCCGTTGGTCGTTACGTCGAGGATCTCGATCGAGCCGCCCTTGGCATTGAGCGTGTAATCGGTGCCGGCGACGAGCGTCTTCGGCGTGCCGGTGCTGTCGGTGATCGTGACCGCGGAGACGTCCTGGCCGCCGAGCAGGAAGACGTTGCCGACGGCGAGCGTGCCGGTCGCCGGGCTGATCGTCTCGCCGGTGACGCTGCCCGCGGCCTGCGCGACGGTGTCGCCGAGCAGCATGAGCTTGAGGTTGTCGGCGCTGATCTGGCGCATCGACGCCTTCATGCTCATCTTGAGCTCGCGAGTGATCCTCACCACGGTCTGGCGGTTGCCGGAGTAGTTTTCTTTCGCTTCGAGCACGTCGGGTTCTGCCGAAAACGAGAAGTCCGCGACGTCTCCGATCCAGCGCAGCGTCTCCGGATTGCCGGCCGCGCTGCGGCTGCCGAGGTACAGTTTCCCCTGCCCGCTGAAGTAGTCCATTGCCATGTGAATCTCCTTGAATTACGGTTTCTGCCCCACGAGGGTGGCGGTGGTTCTGAAAATCAGGCTGTGCGCGACAAGGCCCTGTTCGGCGATATCGGACGGTTCCACCTTCGAGAGCTTCAGCGGACTCCACGGCACGCCGCCGGCCGTGCCGGGCTTCCAGTTGTGCAGCGCGGCGACGACCTCGGTGAAGGCGGCGTCGAGCTGGTCCGCTGCGGTCTCGCCCTTCGTGACGATCAGATGCACGCCCCAGCCGACGTCGACGAGTGCAGCGCCGCCGCGGTCCGCCCCGCCGCCCTCTTCCACGCGGATCTCCACGGCCGGGTAAGCGGTGCGGGGGACCTCGTCGAGGTTGGAGCGCAGCTGCCAGCCGGTGAGGGCCGGCAGCGCCGCGAGGCGGGTCTTGATGACGGGCGCGAGGGCGAACATCAGCCGTGCTCCACGAGTCGCGCAACGGCTTCCTGAGCGCTCGCACGCTCAGGGTCGGTCGGCACGCGGTAGGTCTGCCCGTTGATCGTCACGACTTCGCCGACGACGAGCGTCGCGTCGGTCACCAGGTAGCGCAGCGTGAAGTCGCCGACCTGGGCGACGCCGTCGAAGACGTCGCGGTCGATCGCGTCGAACTCGGCGAGGAACTGCGTCACCCCGTCCGCCTTCGAGACGACGACGTTCGCGAGCATCGCCATGGTGTCGGCGGCGATACTCGCTTCGATGTCGGCGAACGGGGCGACGAGGGTCACTTCGCGTCGGCTCCCTCAGCGTCTTCGGTCTTGGCCTTCGGTGCCGGCGGCGGCGAAGCGAAGCCGCGGGCGATCAGGGCCTCTGCTTCGACCTTGTCCTTGACCTCGAAGGCCTCGCCGGGCTTGATCGGTCCCGGCTCGATGGTGACGTTGGCGATCAGCTTCATGGCGATCACCGCACCGTCGCGCACAGCGACGCATTGACGCGGTACGGCACCGTCAGCGGGGCCGACTGCATCATCAGGTAGCGCACGGCGGGATCCTTCTCCACCCAGCTCTTGGGGAAGTACGGCAGCGCCTGGAAGCCCGCCTCCTCGTCGCGGATCGCGCCGAACGCGCGCGTGCCTTCGAGGTCGGGGCCGGACACGATGACCGTGTAGTCCGGCAGGTAGGGCGTGAGGTTGCCGCTGTCCGGATCGACGTACCAGCCGGTATAGACCCAGATGTCGAAGTCGCCGATGTTGCCCATGTAGCGGCCGCCTTCGCCGGTGACCGTCGGATTCAGCTTGTCCGAACCGCGGAACCGATCGAGGAGCTTCTGCACCTGCGCGCTCGCGCTGAAGAGCTGCCACGCCTTGAGATCCATGACGACGACGTTGGCCGAGGCGCCCGACTTCTCGGTCACGAGCAGCGACCAGGTCTGCAGGTCGGCGAGCGGATCGACGCCCGACTCGCCCCATCGCGCGGTCGTCGTCAGCGCCTTCGTCAGCGCGGCGTCGCGACCGAAGTCGACGACGACGGTGGGGTACAGATCACCCGTCACCGTGACCTTGCCGGTGCGCATCGCCTCGACCGCCATCACTTCCATGCGGCGGGTCAGCATGTTGATCTGGTCCTGCAGGTCTCCGGCGAGCAGTGCCTGCAGCCGCTGGGCGGGGCTGAGTTCGCCGCCGATGCGCTCACCGATCGTCCGCTTGAACGGGCGGGACGAGTCGAACACGCGCTTGTCCTTGATGTACGCGGGCTTGAAGGTGTCGGTGCGGAAGCCGCGCGACTCAACGACCTTGCCGGCGACGATCGGCGAGACGAACGGCGCGATGCGGCGCTTGCCCGTATCCACGTCGAAGTGGATCTCCTCGCTCGTCTCGGTCTGCTCGCCGCGGAAGAACGAGTTGAGGATGAACGGCGCCGGCGGCGGCAGATCGGCCACGACGCGGCGCAGGACGCCAGTGGTGAAGATGTCCATGTGCGATTGCTCCTATCAGGCGGCCTGAGCCGTGAGGATGGTGATGCCCTTGGCGCGCAGGCCTTCGGTGATGCTCGCGATCGTGTGGTCGGCACCGAGCGTGAGGGCGTTGGCGTTGAAGTCGCCGCGGGCGTATGCGAGCGCTTCCTTGTCGCCGGCGGATGCGTCGCAGTCTTCGGCGAGGATCAGGTCGGGGGTCTGGCTGCCGTCGGCGGCGGCGGACAGGCTCAGCGCGTACTTGCCGCCGGTGGTGATCTTGCCCAGCACGGCGCCGCGCACGACGGTCTGACCGGAGACGATCGTGACCTTGCGGCCGACGAGCAGATGCGCGTTGCCGGCGATGAGCTTGTCCGGCGCGTAGGTGCCTTCGGTGGCGAACTTGGCCTTGTAGTCCATGAGGGGTGCTCCTTACTGGCGGACGGTGCCGCGGAACGCGGTGAGGATCTGCGAGGCCATCGCGGCTTCGGTGTTCTGCGACTCGGCGCCGGGCTCGACGCCGGAGACGTCGGGATTGCCCATCGCGCCCATCGCTCCTTCGAACGCGTTGGCCGGCTTCGCCTGCGGCGCGACGGACTGGGGCGCGGCGCCGAGGACGGCCGTTGCCTGCTCCGCGGTCAGACCGGTGTTGATGCACTGCAGGGCGAGCGGCGAGCAGGCGGCGGCTTCGTGGCCGAGGATCGCGCCGACGCGCGCGCGCTCGGCCTGGGCGCCTTCCTGAACGCCTTCGGCGCGGGCGCGATCGACGTCGGCCTGGGAGAGAGCGGCGGGTGCAGCAGGGTCGTTGCCCGCCGGTGCTTGGGTGCCAGTCATGGATGTATCTCCTGTGGTGGCGGTTGCGCGGGCGGGTAGCCCGACGGGGTACGACCGCGCACGCAGCGCGGCCAGTTCGGAAATCAACAGATCGGTGGTGCCGATGCGATCGGCGAGGCCGGCGGCGACGGCGGCGACGCCCCGGTAGGTGGCCGCTTCGGTCTTGCGCACCGAACCGGCAGCCATGCCGCGGTGCGCGACGACGGCGTCGATGAACATCTCGTAGAGGTCATTCACCTCGGTCTGCAGGTCGTCGCGGACGGCGTCGGGCAGCGGGGCGAACTGGTGGCCGTCGATCTTGTGGGCGCCGGCGAAGATGTGCGTGACGCTGATCCCTTCGTTGGCCAGCGCGCGCGAGAAATCGACGTGACGCATGACCACGCCGATCGAGCCGGCGTAACCGTTGCGGGTGATGACCACTTCGTCGGCAGCGCTCGCGCCGAGGAAGGCAGCGGATGCGGCCATGCCATCGGCGATGGCTTTCATCGGCTTCTTGCCGCGCAGATCCATGACGCGCTGCGCGAACTCGAAGGCGCCTTGCGCCTCTCCGCCCGGGCTGTCATAGACCTGCAGGACGGCATGCACGTCCGGATTGCCCATCGCATGCTCGAGGTCCGCGGCAAGGTCGTTGTAGCCGAGCAGATAGGAAGACATCCCCTGCATCCGGCCGCGATGGACGAGCGCGCCGTTGATGTTGAGGACCGCGACGCCGTCGATAACCTGGTAGCCGCGCGCCTCGTCGCGCTCGCCGCGGCGCGTCGTGAACATCTCGGCGGGGAGCGCGGAGAGATCTACACCTGGGGCGCCGACGGTATTGACCGCAGAGGCGTCGAGCAGCCGCGGCCCGAGGCCGGCGATGATCGCGTCGAGCTTCTGCGGATGGACGAGCAGCGGCGTGTTGAAGATGCGCGCGGCGAGGTGCGGGTATTTCATGCGGATTCCCCTCCGGCGAGCATCGCCAGGGTCTCGTGATAGGCGGCCGTGCTCTGGCGGCCGTCCTCGTCTTCCTCGTCGCCGGCGTCTCCGGATTCCGCCGGTTTGGTCGACGTGGCGGTCGGCTTTGTCGCTGCCGCGCCGAGGTGGCTCAGCCCGCGCTCTTCCTTCATGCGCTTCTCGATCGCGAGCTGGTCGAGGACTTCCTCGTAGTCGGCGGCCTGTTCGGCGCATTCCTGGGCGAGCGTGGTGATGCCGGCGTTCATGCGCAGCACCGCGGCCTGCGCTTCCTTGACGGGATCGACCCAGCCGCGGCCCCCGAAGATGAAGGTGCAGCGCGCGTAGGCGTAGGGGTTCTCGTAGAAGTCGGGCGCCTCGATCTCGCCGGCATTGATCGCCTCTTCGAGCCACAGCTCGTAGATGGGCTTCAGCCAGTAGTCGGTGAGCCAGCGGCGCCGGCCGTTGAAGTAGCGCCAGGCCTCCAGCAGCGCGGCGCGCGCACTGCTGTAGTTGGTCTTGCTGAAATCCTTCAGCAGCAGCTCGTACGGCAGATTCATCCCGGCGGCGATGTGCCGCAGGGTCGCGAGCATGAACGCCTCGAAGGCCTGATTCGGACGATTCGGGGCGAAGCTCGACAGCTTGGCGCCGGCCGGCAGCGGGATCACGGCCGCACCCTTGAGCTTGCGCATCTGGCGCGTCTGCTCGACGGAGGTTTTCCACTGCTTGCGCGGGTCTTCACCGAAGAGCGCGGCGGCCGATGCGGGATCCAGATCGGATTCGAGGAAGGCGGCGACGAGCGAGTTTGCGACGCTCGCCTGCAGCTCGTTCGAGGCGTACTCGCCGGCCATGTGGAACTCGCGCATGACCGCGGTGACGATCGGCTTGCCGCGGCTCTGGCCGGTCCGTTCCTTGTCGTGCAGATGGATGACGCGCCGGCGGCCCCACGGTGTGAATGCGGGTATCCGGTCCCATTGCTGGAATGCGCTGCCGGCCATCAGGCCGAAAGCGCCGCCAATGGCATCTCCCGGGTGCTTCTTCAGGATGTGGTATGCCACCGGCGCGCCAAACGGATCGAACTCGATTCCGCCGCGCAACTCCGGGCGGTATTCGAGGCCGATGGGGGTGCTGAGACGGTCGGATTCGACCATCATCAGGCGGGTCTTCCAGCGGGCGCCGGGGCGCGGCAGCCACATCGGCAGCCCGAGCGCGTCGCCGTTGAGCATCGCGCCGCCGAGCGCCTGCAGCGTGAGCCCGAGCAGGTTGAGCGTGCGGCCAGCGTCGCATTCGGGCGTCTCGGCCCAGCTGCGGAATTTCGCCTCGGTGAGGTTGCCCCACTCGCGCGCCTGTTCGCGCGTCCAGCCGAGCAGCCGGTAATCGGGCGCGCAGGAGAGCTTGAGGACGGCGCCGACGATGTTGTCGCGCAGCGTCTGCATCCCGCCGGCCATGAGGCCGTTGTTCCGCGCCATGTCGCGGGAGCGGGCAAGCAGCGTTTCGAGATCTGGCAGCAGGTCGGCGTCGGCGCTGGCCGCCACCGGGTTCCATCCGATCATCGCGTGATCGTCGGTCGCTGCTGCCTGGTGCGAGGACATCTGCGCACCAGCGACGGCCGGAGCGGCGAGCGCGGTGGAGAGCCTGCGGTTGCGGGGCCGGCGTGCCATCGTCAGACGATGTAGATCGGACCGCGCGAGCTCGTGCCGTCGCGATTCTGGAGTTCGGAGGTGACCTCGGCGAGTTCCTTGCGGAGTTGCTCGGGGTTCTGGTCGTACCGCGTGTTGCGGCCCGAGGGTGAGCCAGCCGCCGTGGGCTGGGTCAGCCGATCCTCGAGCGCCTGCAGAAGCCGGTCGCGCTTCGCGGTGAGCTGCTCGGTGGTTAGATGGCTGTAGATTCCCATGGCCGGCAGATTGCCGGGGTGCGTGGGAAATATTTAGGTGAAATTTTCAGTTTTTCGATGCAGATCACTGCATTTCTACACCGCTTCCACGAGAAATCCGGCCCCGCGCTTAATCGCCGCTCAAAATCTGCCGCACTCTGCGCGGGGTGATCCCATGAGCGCGTGCCAGCTCGTCGATGTTCCCTCCGTTGAATCCGGCGCGGATCGCCACGGCGCGCTCTTGGGGGGATCCACTGCGCATGCGTGTGTAGATCGCGGTCCCCCGCGTCTCGGCGCGCGTCCAGTCCGCGACGTAGTCCGGCATGTCCTGTACTGCGATTCCGGCCTGAATTGCTGCGCGGACGCCGCGCTTGACGATATCGGGGAAGTCCTCGGTGTCGTGGCGCATCTCTACCTCATGACGATGGGGGCGAACAGGTCGGCGTCCTCGACCTGCTCTTCCGTGACTTGCTCTTTCAGTTGCCGGCGCTCTTCGCGCGTGATGACGTGGCTGTTCAGCTCGAGCTCCGCTGCCCATTCCGGCGGCTCGTCCCATGAGAAGCGCTTGAGCGGGTTGTTGGGGCCCAGGACGTAGGCGGTCGCGAGGATGTACACCCACAGGTCGAGGGCCTCGTTGCGCGAGCGGACCTTGCGCCACTTGCCGCCCGGGCCGCGGACTTCGGCGCGCAGTTCGTCGTAGAACCACTGCTTGAGCCAGCCGGCGAAGTGCATGTAGCCGGGGCCTGGCGACTGGCGGCGCAGTGATGCGGCGATCTGGTCCTTGAAGAAGTCGCCGTCGACGAGGTAGATCGGGACGTCGCGCATCGGCGCCTTGGTGCGCGTGTCGCGCCCCATCGACTTCTCGACCGGGAATTTCTGCGCGCCCGATGCGCCCTTCACAAGGAAGACCTTCTCGTGGAGGCCGAGCCGGCGAAGCTTGCGGTACCAGGCGTAGGCGTTCGGAGTGACGCCGGCCTCGCCGCCCAAGTCGACGGCCGCGGCGCGGACCATCATTTCGCGACCGTCCTCGAGGCGATATGTCGTGCCGGCGAGCAGGCGATCGGTGATCGTGTCCCAGTCCTCGACGTAGCCGGCTGGGTCGATGCGCACCCCCTCGCCCCTCGGGCTTTCGGTGATGTCGAAGCGATCGACGACCGCCGACTCCATGTCGCGGCCGATCGCATGCACCTGCACGACGAAGCGCGCACCGGTGCCGCCCTGGACGTCGACCGACGCGAGCAGCACCCGCACCCACGACGGCACGACGAAGCGTTCGAGATCCTCGGTGCGGCTTTCCGGGCGGTCATTCGTGCCGTTCTCGGCGAGGTGCCGCGGGAGATACGGCATCGCCTGGTCGGTGTTGCAGGTCTTCTGCAGGGGGAGTTCGCTGCCGGTCATCGCAAACTCGCGCAGCGCCTGCAGATTGGCGAGCACGAGCTTGTGCCACGACTGGTACGCGGCCGACGCCCCACCGAGCCAGAAACCGGCGATGTTCGAACGGAGAGGCTCGCCGGAGATGCGCCCGAACCCGTCGATCTGCTGCCCGTCGGCGAGCCAGCGGCCGGCGCGGTTCATCGCGGCCTTGTGGCGCGGCTCGATGATGCAGCCGTTGTGCGGGCAGACAATCTGCGCGTGCTCGCGCGCCAGGGCGTCGAGGTCTGCGGTGCGGACGATGTCGAGCAGCGCCGCCTCGTGCGGCAGCGTCGCGAAGAGGCCCAGGCCTGGCGCCGCCTGGTGGTACTCCCCACAGTGCGGGCACGGCCAGTACCAGCGGCGGCGGTCGGATCGGTTGTAGATGCCGATCACGCCGGTGCAGGGAGGCCCTTCATGCGCAGTTGCCGGGCGCCAGTTCGGGTCGGTCACCTCGCGGCCGGGCGAGGATTCGACCATGCACATGCCGCGCGAGAGAAACGTCCGCGTTCGGGTCGTGCCGAGGCCGAAGGCGTCCGCCTCGCCGTCGATGTTGTCGGGCATGCGGTCGTAGTCGGTCAGCGCAACGTAGCGGTAGTCCGAGCCCGAGAGTTGCGATGCCGACGGCCAGCCGATCTTGAGCCACATGCCGTGGCGGAAGAGCTTGTCGTGCGTGTTGTCGTCGTGCCCGCTGCCGCTCATGTGCTCGCTGAGTGCCGGCGAGTGCTGGATGGCGCGATCGACCCGCGTCTTGCTGTACTCGCGCGCTTTGTCCTGGCTCATCTGCACGATGAGCATGTCGCCCGGGTCGTGGCAGACGACGTGCGACATCCAGCCATCCAGCAGGCCCATCGTCTTGCCGGTTCGGCTCGGGCCGACGAAGCAGACCGCCTCGTGAACGCGGCTCGCGAGCATATCCATCGGCTCGACCATGTACGGCGTCTCGTCGGCGGACCATGGCCCGCTGTAGCCGCCGGGCTGACGGATCTTCAGGGTGTCAGCAGCGCCCTGCGAAACGGATATCCGGCGCGGGGCACGGAAGGCGCCGGAAGCGCCGCGGACGATCGGCCACGCCGAGCCGAAATCAACCGACATCCGCGCCCTCTTCCACCGGGCCGAGCCCTTGCAACCGGTTGGCGAGGTCGTCGAGGTGCTCGTCCATCGCGCGCGAGATCTCGTCGACTACCTCCGGCGTGAGCGCGAGACGCCGCTCGAGGTTGTCAGGCAAGGACCGGACGGATTGCGCAATTGCCGCAAACGCGGTCGCGATCACCTGCCCGACCTCTGCGGCGGGAATCAGCTCGCGATCGGTCTTCTGGAGCTCACGCCGGCGCATCTCCGAGTCGAACCATGCCTTGCGCTCGCCCGGCGGCAGCTTCTCGGGATCGACCGGCGCGGATTCATCTCCCTGCGGCGCGAACTTCCACAGCGTGACCGCCAGCAGGTCGAAAACCCACGGCGAGGTCTTGGAACCGCGCTCGACGAGGGGCATTCCCTTGCGGATCCACGCGTCGATGGTCGGGATGGAGACGTTGAAGAATTCGGCCAGTTCGGCCTTGGTGGCCTTGCGGACAGCGGTGAGCTTCGGCAGGGTCATCGGTCCCCTCGAAGCACCAGCCCATGGACGGCGAAAAACTGTCGATGAATGGGGTTCCAATCACCCGCGTTCTGCTTCCCTTGAGAAGGACCCATTGCAGCCACGCGCTTCGAAGGGGGCAGGCGCGCCTCCCACCCCTGCGTCATGCGTTCGGCAGCCCGGCCGGGGAGGCAGACCAGCCGCATCGAGAGCACCATCGCGCGCCCGATCAACGCGCAGTCCTCAACGCACGCGCGATCTCTTTCGTCAATTCGCGCTCGAGCATGGCGCCCGCCATCCGCTCGATGGTACCGACGTAGTCCAGCCTCTGTCGATACTGAACATCCGGCACGAACAGCAGCACAGGACGGATGAACGACTTCCCTGCTGTGCCATTCGGGTAGTGCCGCTCCCATATCCCCGGCGGCAGGCGCATGCCGAGGCCGCCGAAACGCTTGCCGGTCGATACGAAGTAGGACATCCCGAACTTCATGCCCTTTCGCTTGCCCTGCCTCATCCGGTCGATGGTCTTCGCCTTCATGTTCCCGGTGAAGCCAGCCTCGGTGAAGGCCTGGAAGTACGACAGGATCTGGCGGATCTTCGGCCCCGGCAGGTTGCCGTACTGGTTCAGAGCGCCAGATCGCTTGGCGAACACGGCGTACATCCCTGGCGGCAGGATCTTGATCGCCTGCAGCCTGCGCTCGAAGGCCTTCGCGACACGCTTTCCCCCCTCGATCTGCGGCGTCAGGTATCCCTGCGATCCAGTGAAGCGCCGGTAGTCGAGTGCGATCACGGCCGTCGGGTCTTCCTTTGTCGCCCTCTTCGTCACGTTCGGCAGCGCCACGGTCTTCGGCATGGGGCGGTCGAGCGAACTGGAGATCAGATCGCGCACCGACTTGCGTGAGGCGAACGCGACGTTATTCACGGCCCGCATCGATGCGAAGCGCACCTGCTTCTCGAAGCGCTCGATCTCCCGCATCACGGCGTCCTGTCGGCCAGTCACGGTCATCCCGTCAGCCATCAGAACTCCCCTCTGAACGTACGCGGAACGATCCGCTCGTGCTCGACCGCCAGTCGTCGGTCGCTCATCCCTTCCTCTCCCTGCTCGTGAATGCCTTCGGCTTGCCGAACAGCATCTCGCCGAGCTGCCGAACGAACTCGCGCTGCACGAAGTCGAGCCGCTCATCGTCGAGTCGCACGACGAGGATCTTGTCCTCGCGCCATGCGGATTGCTTGATGCGGTCGGCCCCCGCAGCGTTCGGTAGCAGACGGCCGAGGGGTGATGTGTAGCCGGGCATCAGCTCGGCTCCGCAATCACGAGGAGGCGGCCGGACTCGAACAGCCATCCAATCGTGCGCCGGTGCGCCTCTTCCCATGCGCCGCGGCGCTCTTCGCGGCTCATGGTCGCGCCCTGATCGATCTCTGCGTGGCAGGCATGACAAATGGCGGCGACGCGGTAGTCGTGAGCCTTGATGCTCTTGCCCTTCCCGTCGCGCAGTTGGTTCGAGTGCGCCATCACGACGTCCCCGCGGTTCGGGCCGTCACAACGCATGCAGTGCGGCGCATGGCGGGCGACGCTCAAGAGCTTCGGGTTACGCCAGTTCATCTGAACTCCACTCCCAGTTCGGTCGAGGCGTAGGCCTCGACCTGTTGCATGAACTCCGAGAACTCGGCCACGCTCATCTCGGTCGTGCTCTTACGACGGGTGACGATCTCGCCCGACGGCATCACGACCTCCTTGAGGTAGCCGTACCGGCCGGCGAGGTGCTCGTGCCACACGTCGGCGTCGAACTGGCGGCCGTCGACCCAGGCCTGCGCGGCGATCGCCTTCAGCAAGAAACTGAAATAGCGTTTGTTCTGTGCCGGCGTGCGCGGCTGCTCGGCCTCGACGATGAGCACACGCAACGGGCGGCCCCTTGCGGCAGCGCGCCCTGCATGCTGCTTCAGGTAGGCAGCGAGCCCCAGTGCGACATCGGGAGTCCGGATCACGAACTCGCGGAACAGCGTCTGCGTGACCGCCGTCATCCCTGCACCGCCCCATGCTCGAACAACGCCATTCGCGCCATCGATCCCCGGTCGTCCGCTGCCGGCGCGTTCGACCACGATCGGCCGCGGGTCGGCCGGCGCCAGTTGCCCGGCTCGGCGTACCAGGCGAGCGCAGCGCGAAGCGACGCGATTTGGCGGTCCTGCGCGCCGAGCACTTCGGCGACGCGGACGAGCTCTGGGTGGGTCATTTAGCGTTTCGCCCGGGAGAGGCTGCTTCGTCCCGCCGAATGCGCGCGGCAAGGTCGGGTGAGCTCATCACCACCACCCATCGCTCGTTCTCGCCAAGATCGAACAGCGCACCGAAGACCGCCGCCATCGGGCTGCTATCGTCCTTGGCGGCAATGATCACTTGACCGTCACACTGCGGCGGCGAAATGCACTTGAACTTGCGCAGTCCGTTCCAGTCGGGTCCGTCTTGGACAAGCACGGCCTGCCCGCCTTCCTTCAGTTCCAGTGCTACCGCCTGCACCTTGCTCGCCTTTATCACCGCGCACTCCTCGCATTAATCTCCAGCACCCGCACGAACACGCCCGGTTTCTCTCCATACTGCTTGCTCATCCCGATGCGGCAGATCTGCGCGTCGTCGCGGACCACGATCTTGTTCAGCCCGTCGAAGATCGCCTTCAGAACGTTGTCCGGATCCGGCTTGCCGGTCGGCTGCACCTCGCCGGCCAGTGCGTCGCGGCGCTTCTTCTGCGACCAGCTGGCCGGTACCGAACACGTCGCCGACACCTCGACGAGCACCGGGCGCTCCGTCGGTGTGCGACCGCACATCGCGCGGTTCGCCGCCATCCGCACGAGGTTCTCGTACTCGACCGTGTCCTTCGGCGCGTAGCTGGCAATAAACTGCTTCCCGTCGCCTTTCTTCGCGATCCGCGAGCGGTGGCGGCCCTTCCCCTTCGGCTCGCCGGGGATTACGAAGCTGATGTCGAGCGCTCCCATTGCCTCCGCACCGCGGCCACCATCCGCTGCGTGCTCGCCTTGCCGTGCCGCGCCTCCCACAGCCGGTAGAACGCCTGTCGCTCGTCCTTCGGCAGCCGCATCACCCATCGGATCAAGCAGGCTCGTTTGTGCGATTCCGTCCATGTCGGTCCCTTACTCGTTGTATCCGTCGTCATACCCGCTGTACTTCTCCGGCGCGCTCGGACGCCAGCCCTTCGCCAGGTTCTCGAAGCGCACGTACTCGCCGAGATACGCGAGCCGCACCGTCCCGAGCGCGCCGTTGCGGTGCTTGCCGAGGATCAGCTCGGCGGTACCGGCGTCCTGCGAGTTCGGGTTGTAGATCTCGTCCCGATACACGAAGAGAATCAGGTCGGCGTCCTGCTCGATCGCGCCGGACTCGCGCAGGTCGCTCATCACCGGGCGCTTGTTCGGGCGCTTCTCCAGCTCGCGGTTGAGCTGCGAGAGCGCGATGACGACGCAGTCGAGTTCCTTCGCCAGGGCCTTGAGGCCGCGGCTGATGCTCGCGATCTCCTCGGCGCGGCTGTTTCCGGTACCGGTCATCAGCTGCAGGTAATCGACGACCACGAGGCCAAGCCCGCCCATCTCGCGGCGTGCCTTGCGCGCCATCGCGCGCACTTGCATCACCGTCGGCGCGAAGGCGTCCGAGATCCGCATCGGCAACGCCTTGATCCGGGCCATCGCGGCGCTCGCCTCGCGCCACTCGTCGTGCGAGAGCTGCCCTTTGCGGATCTTGCTCATCGGGATGCGGCCGATGTCGGCGACGAGGCGGTGACCGAGCTGCACGGCCGGCATTTCGAGCGTGATGACCAGCGACGGCTCGCCGGCCATGCCGACCGCGCGGGCGACGTTCAGCGCGGTAGCTGTTTTCCCCATCGACGGGCGCGCGGCCAGCACGATCAGGTCCGAGCGCTGCAGCCCCCCAGTGATCTCGTCGAGGTCCTGGAAGCCGGTCGCGAGCCCCGTCGGTTTCCCTGCGCGGTCCGCGCGCTGCTGCAGGTCGACGGTCAGCATCTGCGTCAGCTGGTCCATGCTCACCAGCGCTTCGCCAGCCGTCTCGCCGCCGGCGCCGAGCACGAGCGATTGCGCCCGGTCGGTCTTCTCCGCGAGCGTCATCCCGGGGGCGGTGGCCAGTGCCGTGATCTCCTCGCCGGCGGCGAGCAGCCTGCGTATCGCCGCACGCTCTCGGATGATCTCGGCGTACCGGCGGATGTTCGCCGTCGAGGCGGTGCTGTTCGCGAGCTCGGCGAGGTACGCCATGCCGCCGACGTTCTCGATCTCGCCGCCCGACTCGAGCGACTCGGTGACGGTCAGGAAGTCGGCCGGTTTGCCCGCTTCGAGCAGCGCAGAGATGCGCCGGAAGATGCGCCGGTGATCCTCGCGGAACAGATCCGCCTCGGACACCACGCCGACGATGCGATCGAAGGCGCCGTTGTCGATCAGCAGACCGCCCAGCAGGTGCTGCTCGGACTCGATCGAGGCGTACGACATCGGCAGCAGCGCGTTCATGCGTTGCCCCGCAAGATTGCCTTCGCGTCGTCAGCCGAGGCGACCGTCGCCCCCGGCGCAGGCAGCGTCTGGAGGCGCTCGGGCACCTCGTTCGGAAGCTCCCCGCCGCGAATCGCCTGCAGCGCACGGTTGAGGTTCGCGCACCATCTCGCCTTCGCCACCGCGTACGGAACCGCCATCACGTCGCGCCCCATCCACGTCGCGGCCCAGTAGATCGCCGGGTCGCTCCACCGGTCCTCGCCCTGCTGCCGGCGGTACATCTGCTCCGCGGCCTCGCAGAACGCCGCCTCGTAGTCGAGCGCCGGCCGGCACAGCCGCAGGAACTCGGGCAGCGTCGGCGGCCAGTCGCGAGTGCGGCAACCGTCAATGCCGCGGGCGAGTTCCTCGGGCGAGAAGCCGGCAAGCTCTTCGGCCCAGACCCGCTTGAGTTCGACCGGGTCCGCATCTCGCCACATGTCCGCGAAGCGGGCGCCGTAGAACGCACCAAGGCGAGCGAAGAGGCGATCAACCAACGACACGGAGGTGCCCTTCGAGGGTGTCGCCGGTCTCGACGTGGCCGGTTGCGGCCGAGTAGCCGGTGAGCGCGGCCATGGTGGCGCTGCGTTGGTCATGGACTGATCTCCTCGGGGTCTGTGCAGCAGGTTGGCGTTCGAGTTCGCGGCGGATCCAGTTCCGCCAAGTGGCTTCCCAGTCGGTCTTGCGCCCGTCCTTCCCGGCCTTCGCGACCCAGAAATCGCGGAATTTCTCGGCGATCTCCCGCGCCGCATCCGGCGACAGCGCGCGGCCGTGTTCCACGGCGTACGCGAGCGACCACTCGCCCCACGCTTTCGGAAGCCGCCAGTCGGCAGGAAGGCGCGTTCCTCGTGCGTCGGCCTTTCGGGGTTCTGCGGGTTTTGCAGGGAGTGCGATCAGGCAGCCTTGCTCTCCGGCAGGCTGCGGCGGAGCCGAAGGCGACGCAGATGGCGTTTCGGCAACGCGTTCCGTTTCATCGTCCGGGGGGGATACCTCTCCGATAGGAGAGGTAGGGGGTATACGTTCTTCTCTTCTCTTATCTTCTCTAGCCGTTTCTTGCGTTTCACTGCGTTTCATTTTCGTTTCATGCTGCGGCTCGCGTTGCGCCTTCATGCGTTCGCGATACGCTCTAACCCGCTCAGTGCTAGATTTGGCGCGGCTTTCCGCTGATGGCTGATCCTCTCGCTTCGGCTGTCGGCGCTCCCATCCGGTAAGATTTCCGTCCCCGTCGATCATGCCTTTGTCGGTCAAAGCGGCGATGATCTGGTCGCAAATCCCGTCCTCGAAACCAAGCAAACAGTCGTGTGAAACGCTGTCGAAACATGAAACGTTTCCTCGCGTTTCAGCGTTACTTGCCGTTTCGAGCAGGGCTGCCCATACCGCGATGACCTCGCTCAGCGGACGCCCGGACCTGCGAGAGACCCACATGAATTTCGGGTCGGTGACGGTGCCGTGCCACCAACGGAACCAGTCGGCCATCAGAGCCTCTCCGCAGTCAGAATCGAGACCGCAACGCTTGTGCCGGCGAACTCTCCGGCGTACGTCTGCGACCATGCGTGTGCCCAGCCCGACAGCAGCGCCTTGCCCTGCATGCTCGCCGGCAGAATGGCGACGATCCGACCACCTTCCTTCACAAGCCCCGCTGCCGCTTCGAGGTGGGCCTGTGCCCTACCCTCACTGAACGGCGGGTTCATGACGACGCGGTCGAAGCGGTCGCGCGTTCTCGTGGACCAGTCGATGAAGTCCGCCCGCGTCGCGTCGTAGCACTTCGCCTGGAGCACCTTGCAGTGCAGATCGCTAATCTCGATGCACCGCATACGGTCATGCGGCAGGAAGTCGGCGATGCCGCCAATCCCGGCGCTGGGTTCGAGCACCGTGTCGCCCGGCCCGATCTCGGCCAGCTCGACGGCGATCCTCGCGAGGCGCTCCGGCGTCGGGTAGAACTGGTGGCTTTTCTGGTCCGGGATGCAGCCGCTGCAGACGATTTCCTTGATGACCGGGCCCGGCGCGTAGTCGAACTGCCAGTGCCCTTCCTTCGCCCGCACGCCGCCGATCAGAACCAGCACGCGCTCGGCCTCGCAGAAGCCGGCTTTGGCGTTCGCGGTGTAGCCAAACTGCACCGCATTCGGGATCGGGGTCCGTTTCGCTGGATTGCGCCAGTCGTCCGTCTTCACGACCGTGTAGGCCGACGCCATATCGGACAGCACCTCCAGCACCGCGAACGGCAGCGGGCGCTGGATCATCTGGAACTCTTTCGGCTTGCGCTTCGGCTTCTGGCGGAATTCGCACGGGATCGCATGGGGGTGCAGCTGCGCGAGCACGCAATTGAGACGCCACGCCATGTCGGGATGCACTTCGAGGTGCGCCGTGCCCTTCAGGTACACGCGCAGGCGCAATGCCCCGCCGTCGAGCGTGATCCACTCGCCATGCCGCTCGCGCGCGGCGTTGATGATGGCGGCCGATGCGTTCCAGCCCGGCTCGCCGCGCCCCATGAACTTCGCGATGACGCAGCGCAGGTCGTTGATGTAGCCGGCGCGCTCCGTCGAGTAGTAGCTGTTATGGATGTTCGACAGGATCATCCGCTTGCTGAAGCCCATCGGGCTGTTCGTGACGTGCTCGCCAGAGAGGTTGCGGAAGAGGCCGTCGACGCGTTCGGCGAAGAAGCGGGAGCGCGACATCAGCAAGTCCTGCAGCGTCGCGCGCACCGTCTCTTCTTCGAACTCGGGCGTCGCGTGCTCGCGGATCGACTTGTTCCACTCCTCACGGCGGGCCTGCGGCATGGCGTCGAGGACGTCTGTCAGGTTGATCGCCTTCGCCCAATAGGCCGCATTGAGCGCAGCGAGCGCCCCGTCGAGCTGGAACAGACGCTCAACGCTCGGCATGCCGTACCGGCCCGTGTCGTTGCCGTTGCCGTCGAGGAAGTAGCTGACGGCACCGGCAGTCTCTCCGGTCACCATCTCCGCAATCTGCTCCACGCGGGAGCGAGTTGCCCGGTACTGACCGATCAGCCCGTCGACCAGGTCAGTTGCAGCCGGCGCGAAGAACTCGGAGGCGATCCAGTCAGAACCGTCTCCTACGACGAGATCGGCTGCGCCCATCACCGCCCCCACCAGAACGCAGCCCACGCCCGCCACGCCTGCAGCGGGTCGAACGTCACCGAGCACTGCACCCGCGCCCGGCGCTCTCGATACTCCGCGAGAACCACGATGTCGGCAGTCATCACCCGACCCACTCCAGCCCCATCGCGGCAAGCCCGAGCAGGCACCCGCCGACGACCGAGAGGTGTGCCGCGAGTTCGATCCAGTCCCGGCGGGTCACGGCTCAACAACTCCTTTTCCGTCCCGAAAATGCCCCGCGAGGAGGCAGTTTCGGAACTTGACGATCTCGGGGTGCGCGATGCCCGCGTCACCTTGTAGCGCAAGGATTCCGAGGTATCGCTTCTCGGGCACGCCCAGCCGTTCTGCGCGGACTTTCGCGGCGGCGTATTCGGCTTCAGGCATCTCAATCTCGACTGTTACCCATTGCGGTTCAATCACTTGACGAACTCCGTTTCCGGTGCGGTTGCGATGTTTTTGGGACGGCAGTGCTCGCGAAAAAACTTCAAGCTCTCGATCAGCCCATCGGAGGAATGAACAGCCATGGCAACCGCGCGACCGTTCGACTTGAGCCCGTACGCACGCTTGATCGCGCGCACCTTCTCCATCTCGTCTGCCGTAAACCGAACCGTCACTTCGAATGTGCGGCCCTCGTTCGGTCGTGCCATGTTCGGGGTCTCCTGGGAGCGGTGGACGTCTTGCGCGGCCTCGGGGAAAGTGCGGCGGGCGGTCGTCGTCAGGACGACGAATCCGCGTGGGATGTTCGCGCACCGTCCTGGACCTGCTCGAGCAAGCGCGCCAGCTTCAGCGCGTCGTCGGCAGAGTCCGGCGCTTCGCCTCGCTCCCATCTGGATATGCGAGGCTGGGGCGCGCCGATCTCGTTCGCGATGCGCGTCTGTGAGTAACCTGCAGCACGGAGGTGCAGGATGATTTCTTGTACGGTCGCCATGCCCGCACTCTATACGCATCCGTATAACTCGGTCAATACGCACGTGTTTAATTCGCTCATGCATAGTTGCGCCATGAGCGTGCGAGAAACGATCAAGGAGTTGGTGCGAAAGCGAGCCGAGCAAACTGGCGAGTCGCTCACCGCTCAGGCCAAGGCAATGGGGATGACCCAGGCAACGCTGTACCGCATCGTGAGCGGGGAAATAAAGAACCCGAGCCATGAAAAGCTGAAGGCGATCGCACGCTTCTATCGGTGCACCATCGACGACCTAGAGTCCGGCGCTGCACTCGGTTCAACCGAGCAAGCTGATTCCAGGGTTGAACGCAATTCCGCTATGCGTCTTTTGGAGGCAGCGCAGAAACTTCACCCTGAATGGGTCGGAGTACTTTCGCCGTGGGCCGACCTCGCGACTTTCCTGAACGAGTCGGATCAGACGATCAACAATTGGAGGAGCCGGGGCGTACCGCGCACCCGCGCTCACGAGCTATGTGGGCGCATCGGATGCCGTTGGCAATGGGTTCTCAACGAAGAAGGGACAATGGTCCCGGACAAATCCGTGACATATGTCGCGGATGCCGCCCCAGCAACGAACCGCCCCGCCCGCGCCCCTGAGCCCAAATACATCGCGGCCGAGATCACTTACGACAAGATCAAGGCCGCAGTGTCAGGCGTGCTGCAGGCGTTCGGCCTACGTTACGAGGATCTGGTGCAGGACGATGCGGCCCGTCGACGCATCGAGGCCGCGCTGAAGCCGCGCGAGCACCTGGAGCTGGGGCACGCAGAGGACGAAGAAATCCTATCGCACGGCTCTTACGGCCGATTCGCGCCGGAGATGCCAGAGGCCCGCCCCGTGCTGGGCATCCAGGAGAACCACTATCCGGCTGAGGTCGATCCCTACGCAGATCTCAACGCGCGGGACGAACCACGTCCGAAGCGGAAGGAGCGGCGCGGATGAAGTCGAAAGTTGCCACGACTGCCGGCGTCGTCAGCGTGCTCGAGGCTGCGCTCGCCCGCGCGAGGACCGGCCGCAACGCTGGCGTCACGATCATCGAATACGCGCGCGACGGGAGCTGGAATAGCACGAGCGCCGGGCTTGTCCTGCGTTCGCCGGCGGTCGGGGTCGCAGCGGCTCAATTGCTATCGTCGCAGTTCGTGCGGCGCCTCGAAACCGAAGATCCGATGGCGATTCGCCCGGAACGTCGATCCTGAGAGAGGACTGCGAATATGAGAAATGCCCCGGACGCCGATCTGATCAAGAAACTGGAGCTGCTGCTCAAGCAGGCGCGGTCCGGCGAACTCGAAGGGTTTGCTGCTGCCCTTCTGTTTGATGACTCCCGCGTGGGGATAACGATTGCGGGCGAAGCCTGGAAGGCTCCTGCGACAACGATCGGTCTGTTGTGGCAGTGCCAACATACGATTCATACCCGGTTTGACCGGAACACTCCGTCCGATACACCCGCTCCGACCACACCCGCATGACCATCTCCACACCCGCCAAACCATTGAAAACGTCTACGGATTATCCCGACTGTGCAGTAAGCGCGGATATTGATCAAAGGACATACGGGCGTGATGCTCGTCACGAACCTTAGCCAGGCCACATGGGAAAACTTGAATCACTCGATTCCGTGCTCAACGGATCGGGATGGATGCTCGCGCTCGTCGCGATACCCGGCCTGATCGCCGCGATCCTCAAACTCGTCCGTGACGGCGCCGAGATCCACCACTCCCTCTTCACGAAGCGACCGCTCGAGCGGCTCTCGCATCTCAATGACGCTGCACGGGCCGACTCCCCCATCGCGCCGTTTCTCGCAAAGCTGAAGGACGCCGAGCTCTTTCGCCTCGCGACGAAGTTGCACGTTCCGCCCGCGCATGCCGACTTGCTCATGAAGGTGTTCGCGACGGGACTGTTCTCGATCGGGGAGATTCGAATGCTCGCCCGGTTCCTCCACCCGGCCGCAGAGGAACGCATCCGCGTGAGCGTCGATTGGCTCGATCGCATTTCGGCGTGGTTGGCGATCACCGCGATCGGATTCGTGAGCCTGTATTTGGGATGGGGGATCTGGATGTTTTCCTTCGTGCCGAGCTACGACACATTGGTGACTGCCATCGCTATTGCCCTCGTGTGGCTGGTCGCGCTCTTCTTTTTCCGCGGTGACATCCGCGCCTACCTGGCAACGAGGCGCGCCAGAGACAAGCTTCGGGCTGCCGGCCTCCTGGAGGCGCAGTGAGTGCAGCGGCCCTCCTCCTTGGCCTTGTCGTCGCAATATCGGACGGCGACACGCTGACGCTCCTCGATGACCAGAAGCGTCAAGTCAAAATCCGCCTGGCCGAGATCGACGCCCCGGAGAAGAAGCAGCCCTTCGGCACGCGTTCGAGACAGTCGCTCGGCGAGCTTTGCCACGAGAAGCGCGCCGAGGTGCGCGTCACTGACCGCGACCGCTACGGCAGAACTGTGGGGCGCGTCAGCTGTGCCGGCGTCGACGCGAACGCCGAGCAAGTGCGCCGCGGCATGGCATGGGTCTATGACCAATACGCGCACGACCAGAACCTCTTCACCCTCCAGCGCGAGGCCCAGGACAAGCGGCGCGGGTTGTGGGCGGATGCTCACCCTGTGCGGCCGTCGGACTGGCGGCGTGGCAGCCCGGCCTCGAACGAGCAAACAGGTGTCGTGCCAGCCTCGTTCAACACGTCGCCGACAGCGACGCCGGCAAGCGAGGAATTCACGTGCGGGAGCAAGCGGACGTGCGGCCAGATGTCGTCGTGCGCGGAGGCGCGCCTTCACCTGACGCAGTGTGGGGTGAGCCGGCTCGACCGGGACGGCGACGGGGTGCCGTGCGAGGCCCTCTGTAGATTATGAAGCGGCCGTGCTGCGGGACTGGCGGAAGCGCAAGAGAGAGTCGTGATGCCGTGAGCTCGGTCATGGGATTCCCGAACAAGATTGACGAACGTAACCTATAGGTTAATATAGTGAAGGTCAAACAACTCGCGTGCGGCCGCTTCGAGGTCGTCGCAGTTATAGAGGGGGATGAGTGTCCCGCAGAACAGTTCCTCCGACACGGCGAAGCCACAACCAAGGCAGCGCGTTATGGTCTGACCCTCATGCTGCGACAGGTCGCCGCGGAAGGCCTTCAGAACGTGCCTTCAGCTTGGTTTCACGAAGCGGACAAAGAGCGACAGATCTACGAGTTCATCAAGGGCGCCCTTCGGCTGTTCTTTTTCAGGGGCAAGAACGGGCAAGTTGCCGTTTGCGTTGCCGGCGTCCGCAAGACCGGCCAAAAGGCCAACAAGTTCGCCGTCGACAAAGCCGCCAAATGCAGGGACGACTACTACAAAGCGTTGGAAAGTAACGCACTCATCAAGGTGATCGACAATGAAACTTAGCAAGGCGCTTGCAGACTTTGCCGAACATGCAGAGGCGGACGACATTTACTGGGTCGAGCGCGCGAAGCTCGACTTTTCCCAGGAACTCGAGAAGCAGCGGCACAAGACCGGGATGACGTACGCCGCGATCGCGAAGAAGATCGGCACAAGCGCCCCGTACATCAGCAAGGTATTCCGCGGCGACGCCAACCTGACAATCGAATCAATGGTCAAACTCGCGCGCTCCACCGGGGGGCGGATCAATATTGAAGTAGTCGACGAGAAGGCCGACGCAAGTCCCTGGGTTTTCCTCATGCGCGACGTGCCCAAGGAGGCGGCAAATCATCCGAGCATGCGCACAGCCACGGCTGTATCCCTTAGCAGCGGATATGCGCGTGATATCGAACTTCGTGCAGCCTGAACGAATGGAACAGCCTTCTCATCCCATCTCCCTCGATAGGGTGTTCTTTACGCGTTCTGTGGTGATCGCCATCCCGGAGCACAAGGCCGGCGAAGGCATCATCACGATGACTCCAACAAACGACTTGGACATATCCCCTCTCGACGAGGGCGGGTCGGGGCTGTACATGGCGACGATGCGCTCTGTAATGAACGCTGAAAACGATCCTATCGCGCCCTACAAGATCGACATGGAGTGCGTCGGCATCTTCACTGTGGATGACACTCTGAATGCGGAGGATGCCTTGCGAGGCGTGACAATCACAGCACACAGCGTTCTTTACGGGGCAATCCGAGAAGCTGTCTCGTGGATCACAGGGAGGCAACCATACGGCCCCCTATCGCTAGGACTTTCTGTCCTTCGATCGGCAGCACCAACTGAATAACGCGACCTTACGAAAGAGCCCGCCCCGCGCGGGCTTTTTTTCGCCCCTACGTCCGCCCGCTTCTTGGGCGGATACCAGAAGCCCGGCAACTGCGCCGGGTATCGGGAGTTCCTCAGAGGTTATCCACAGGGCTGCGCACAGGGGGTGGGGGTAAGTCGTGCGGCAACCGGCGAGCGGTCGGCGCCTAGCGGAGTGCTGAGAGCGCGCCGCTACAGCAGCATCACTGCAGCCACCACGGCGCCGACGGCAACGATCGCGATTACGCCGAGCTCGATCATCAGGCGGCGCTCCAGCTGACGTAGCTCGGCGCGCAGTTCATTGAGTCCCAGCGGCATATCCGTCGCTCAGAAGAACTGCTTCGCGAAGTTGGCGATAGCGACGGCAAGAACGGCGCCGAGCATCCAAGACAGCTTTTCCATCTTGGCTTCGACAACCGCGAACTTGGCATCGAACTTCGTCTCGAACAGCTCGGCCTTGGCGTCGAAATGTTCGCGCGTCACGAGATGCGACTGCGCGTCCGCGATCACGCGTACCACTGCATCGGCCTGCTTCTCATCGAGGCCGGCCGCTCGCAATTTGCTGACGAATTCCTGAGTGTCGAAAGTCACGGTGCCCATAGCTGAACCATAGCACGCTGCCCTTCGGTCGACGGGTTCCCGAGGGCGTTATGCGGGGAGGGGCACGGGGAGTGGGGGAAGTCGGTCACTTCAGCATGTGCCTGAAGGTTCATTTATCGCTCTCCCCCGCCAAGCGTGCGCACATGTGGGCCGCGACCCCCTCAGTCTCCTCCTCGTCATCGATACTGATGATCCAACCATCTCCCACCCCGCTCGGGGGCGTTGCCCAGAATTTGCGGAAACCGACATAACCGCCAAGCCTGTTTCTCGCGTTCACCTCCCCGCAGTATCCATAACGCACTGCCTGCACATCCCGAAATCGCGCGCTCTCTGGATCATAGAGACGCTCCCCTACCGCATTGAACAGCTCTCGCTGCTTGAACCACGGCGGGGCAAAAGCGAGCCCCGCAACCAATGATGCAAGCAGTAAGGCGGCGACCGCCCTACGTTTGGCAAGGCCTCCTTCGCTGTCGCCGTCTGTCATTGCCATCTAACCCCCAAGGATTTTCGCTCTGATTCGGGCGAATACGGTAGTGGGTAAAGGGATAGGCCTGCACGGGTCGATACGACTACAGCAGCTATGACAATTGGCCTATCGAGGCCCACAGAAAAGTTACTGGACGCAGCCCAGAATGGAGCGGTTAAGTACTACCGCTGTAAATCGACAACGAAAATGGGGGCAATCGTGGCGTTCTACCAGAGCAAGAAGGTGCGACCACCAATTTTCACGGAGGATATGCTTGAGCCGGTCGATGCGCCAGTGTCGATATCTGACGCGAAGAGAATATTCAAGCAATGGATGCTCGGCGTGGGCCATCTTTCCGACGATGACGTCATTGATCGCATGGAGCTTTCGGGTGCAGTTCGAGACCTAGTCGATTCGATGCGAGAGCACGAGGCCTCGCTAAAAGACGATTTCGATTGTGAAAGGGATTCGTGGCAGGATGCGGTCGCGGAACATAAGGGGGAGCTGAGGCGACTGCAGCGCGAGCTCGCAAGATGCACGGAGCCGGCGGAACGCTCCGACCTGCAAGAGGAGATCTCGTACGAAGAGCACGAGCTACGTTTCGCGAGCGAACTCATCGACGATGCGCGTCAAGCGCTCGCATCCTTCAGATCTAGCAAGCGCGACTTCCTTGTCGACTACATCAACACGCAGGTCCATGGGGCCGACTGGAGAAAACTCACAGGTTCGACGTAGGCAGCAACCTTGAGCATGGTCTGATCGGTCCATGCATTCAATACAAATGAACTGATCCACCTCGATTCGTAGTTTCACGTCGATCTCCTAATCGAAGCCGCCCACGAGGCAGCTTTTTCGCGTGAGAACGTGACCACCCTCACGCCCTTATCACCTACGGCTAGTTGGCGCCGCTCTCATCGCGGCACGAAAATCCCTCGCGGGGCGGCGTGCTCGGTGGCATCGTGCCGCCCACCTTTACGTCCTCCTCCACAACGTAGGGGTGACCGTCGATTTTGATCGTCGCCCCTTTTTCGATGACGTACGTCTGCATTTCCGACGAGGTGTCCATGTCTTTGTATTTCCTCAGTTACGATCTTCGCAAGCAACGGAACTACCAGCCGCTCTACGACGAGCTCGCGAAATTCAACGCAAAGCGGGTTCTCGAATCCCTCTGGTGCTTCAAGCGCTTCAACACGACGGCCGCCGCGCTTCGCGACCACTTTCGCCAGTTCATCGACCAGGACGACGGGTTGGTCGTCGCCGAAGTCACCGATTGGGCCACGCGCAACACACTCGGCACCCCGAACGACCTGAAGTAGCCGCACCCGCCTGTTCCACCAAAGCCGCCTCCGGGCGGCTTTTTTTGTCCGTCGAGCGGGCGTGGAGAGATTGTGCCACCGATTATGCGTTTACGTATTGACACCGCTATACGTACGCGTATAGTTCAACCCAACGACGCCCCCCACACGCAACTCACCGAGGTCCCGCAAATGTCCGACTCCTGCACCGCTCACCCGCTCTCCTGCCCGGCCAAAAAAACGGCCGCACGCGGCGGCCTGGTCGTGGGCGTCCTGGGGTGGTCAGGCGAGGAAGGCGACGAAGCGCTGCCAGCGATCGAGCGGGTTGAGGTGGGCCGGATCGCAGCCCTTCTCCAGCACGACATCGTTGTAGGCGAGCGTACGAATGGACTCGGGGACGATCACGTCGTCCTCGGCGTGCAGCTGCAGGTAGGCCGCTTTGAGCCCTGCGTCATCCATCGCCTCGCTACGTGCGGCGAGGGCTGCGTACGGACGACGCTGCGCGATCGATTGGGCAGCCTGCTCGGCGGGACGCAGAGCGAATTCGACCGCCTGCAGGACCGCAAACACGACACCGAACACGAGTGTGAAGCCGCGGCTCTCGGCCATCAGCGCAGCGAACGCGCTGGAGCCTGCCAGCAAGCCGGCCAGACGGACCGCTGCGTCAATGCGGCGCCACAGCCTCGCGTGTCGTTCAAGCACGCGCGCGGCGTAGCGCAGGGAAAACAGAGTGTCGTGTCGCGTCATTGGGCAACTCCTAGCGTGGTGGCGGAGGCGGTGCCTTCGGCGGCACCTGGGTTCTCACATCGTCCGGATTCAACTCCAGTTCCATGGCGGTTCCTTGTTCAAGTTGTTGGTCGGCATGTCCGTGCGGGACGGCCGATTCTAGCAAGGAGTCGCCGCCCCTATTCCGTTAGCAAGTTGGGCGCGTAAGGCGCATCGCATAAACGGCTATTCCGAGGAGATCCGCTATGCCCCACTCCCTCACCTTCGAAACCCTCCGCGCGAGACGCCGCGCCCGCGTGCTTGTTTCCACCGTGATCGCGATCTGCGTGGCGACCGGCGTGCTGTCGGTCGCAGCCGGCGTGCTCCGCGCCGCGTCGGCTCAGTCCGAGGTCCTGCGCGGCGTCGTCACCTGCCTGCCGCGGGATGCCGGTGACACGGGGATCTACAGCATCGCCGACCCGATCAGCCGCGAGATCACGTGCGCGCTGACCCGAAACGGCGCCGTGGTCGACGGCGGCACGGTCGGCCACGTCTCCTCGCGCTGACGTGCGAGCGGCTACTGACCTCGTCATGAGCGTCCTTGTTGCCGTGCTGGTCCTGGTGGGCCGCTTGGCCGGAATGGAGATCGACGACGAATGAGCGACACCGCCTACACCCTCTGTCCCCCGGCCACCCGCACTGAGCGGCAGCAAGCGGGCTGCGAAGGCAAACACCGCTTCGACGATCCGCGCCTCGCGCGCCGCGTCGCCTCGCGGAGCGCGCACACCAACGGCGACCGGATGAGCGCGTACCGCTGCCGGCTCTGCGGCGGATGGCACATCGGCTCAAACCTGACGAAGCGCAAACGGCGAAAGCCCTGACCTTCGACGCGACACGAATCTCCGCATCACCAGCCCGCAGCGCACCGCGGGTAACGCCGGAAACCGCCGGGGCGGATGGTGACCCGAACCCCACTTCCAAGGCGGGCGCGCGGCGGAAATGGACGCTGAGAAATCAGCCGGCGAGGTCTTCGCGAGAGGGCCGACCCGGGTGGTTTCACGAACACAACCCGAACAACAAACGGAGGCTGTCATGTTGATCACGCACCGAATCCCCCGCCGCGATCTCGGCATCCCGCGCCACAGCGTCGAAGCCATGCTCGAGCGCAGCAGCGCGCGACTGCTGCACACCTATCTGAAGCGCTGCGACGCGACCGAAACGCGTGACGAGGCGATTCAGATCCTCGCCTCCGAGATCTACGACCGGGAGATCGGCCCGGTGATGAGCGCCAAGGACATCGACGAGGCGACCGGCGAGATCTTCGCGGGCCTCGACGACGCCGAGCAGTCCGAGATGCGGGCCGCGTACGAACAGGGGCAGAAGGCCTACGGCGAGTGGCTGCACCCGAAGATTGATGCGTACTGGCAAGCGTGGTGCACCGAGCAGGCCCGCCAGCAACTCGACCGGCTCGACCGCGAGGCGGAGGCCGATCACTACCGCGATCAGGTGGCGGCATGAGCCTCATCACCCTGGTCCGTCGCCTGCGCGCCGCGAAGATCACTCGCCACGAACAGGACCTCTCGTACTCCCGCGAGAACGCCGACACCTACCTCGCCCGAGAGGCTGCACAGCTCAACGCCCTGCGCCGCGAGTTCGATCCGCGCTCGTCGGATGAGATCGCGCTCGACATCAGTCGACGCGCGAAGGGCGTCGCCTGACCACCATGAAGTGAGGAAAACCATGAGCAACGTCACGGCAATCCAGCCGACAAAACAGAACTTCTCCCTTGCCCCGAAGGATCTCGACGAGGCGATGCGCTTCGCCGACATGCTGGCGAATTCGAGCATCGTCCCGAAGGATTACATCAGCAAGCCCGGAAACTGCCTCGTTGCGATCCAGTGGGGCATGGAGCTCGGCCTGCAGCCGATGCAGGCAATGCAGTCTATCGCCGTCATCAACGGCCGCCCGAGCCTGTGGGGCGACGCAATGCTCGCCCTGGTGAAGGCGCATTCCGCATTCGAGTGGATCAAGGAGGAATGCGACGGGAATTCCGCGACCTGCACGGTGAAACGCCGCGGCGAACCCGAGGTCAGCCAGGTCTTCACGATGGAAGACGCGAAGCGCGCCGGCCTGACGGGCAAGCAGGGACCGTGGACGCAATACCCGAAGCGGATGCTCCAGATGCGCGCACGCGGCTTTGCGCTCCGCGACGCCTTCCCGGATGCGCTGCGCGGCGTCATCTCGGCCGAAGAGGCGCGCGATATGCCCACAGAGCGCGACATGGGGGCCGCCGAGGTCGTCGAGACCCGGGTGCAGGCCCGGAAGTCGGAGCAGCCGACGCAGCAAGCGCTCCCGCCCTACCCGGCCGACCAGTTCGCGGCAAACCTCCCGCAGTGGCACGCGGCAATCGAGGCCGGGAAGGTTTCCGCCGAGCAAATCATCGTCCGCAGCTCGAGCAAGTACTCGCTTAGCGAACAGCAGAAGGACGCGATCCGCAACCCGCCGCAGCCTGAGGGTCAGTCGGAAGACGAGAACGCCGACTTCCTGGCCGGCTATGAAGGAGCGGAAGAATGATCGAGCTCAACGTTCAGCAGGGCACGCCGGAATGGCACGCTGCCCGTGCGAAATGCTTCACCGCCTCTGAAGCCCCGGCAATGATGGGGGTCAGCCCGTACGTGACGCGAAGCGAGCTGCTGCGCCAGAAGGCAACCGGCATCGTTCCGGAGGTCGACCCGGCAACGCAGCGCCGTTTCGATGAAGGTCACGCCGCCGAGTCGGCAGCGCGCGCGCTGGTCGAGCAGAACATTACCGGCGAGGATCTGTATCCGATCGTCGCCACCGACGACGCTGGCCGTCTGCTCGCAAGTTCCGACGGCGCGACGATGCTCTACGACACTGGCTTCGAGCACAAGCTGTGGAACGAAGAGCTTGCCGCTCAGGTGCGTACGGGCGAAGTGCCCCACTCGCACAAATGGCAGCTTGATCAGCAAATCGCCGTCTTCGGCTTCGAGAAGATCCTCTTCGTCGTGTCGGACGGGACGATGGAGCGCTTCGTGTGGTGCGAGTACCGCACGACGCCCGAGCGCATTGCACGGCTCATGGCCGGATGGGAACAATTCGAGCGCGACCTCGCCGAGTACGTCCCCGAGGCCCCCCGCGAGCCGGCGCCCATCGGTCGGTCCCCCGAAGCCCTCCCCGCTCTGCGGATCGAAGTCACGGGCCGGGTGACCGTGTCCAACCTCGACGTCTTCCGCGAGCACGCGCTCGAAGTCTTCGCCGGCATCAAGACCGACCTGCAGACCGACGCAGACTTCGCCGACGCCGAGAAGACGGTGAAGTGGTGCAAGGAAGTCGAGGACAAGCTCGACGCCGCGAAGGATCACGCGCTCAGCCAGACGACGAGCATCGACGACCTCTTCCGCACGATCGACACGATCAAGGACGAGGCTCGCGCGGTCCGCCTGAAGCTCGACAAGCTGGTGAAGTCCGAGAAGGAAGCACGGAAGCTGCAGATCACCGCGCAGGCGCACCAGTCGATCGTTGCGCACGTGCAGCAATTGAACGCCCGCACCGCTCCGGCCGCCATTCCGTCGAGCATGTACGCGCCGCAGATGTTCGGCGAGGCCGTCAAGGGCCTGAAGTCTCTCGACAGCATGCGCGACAAGGTGTCCGTCGTGCTAACGAACGCCAAGGTGGAATGCAACGCGCTCGCGGACCGGATCGAGGCGAACCGCAAGTCGGTCGAGGACATGAGCCTGATGCCGGACTTCGCCGCCGTCTGCACGAAGGCGCCGGAGGACTTCGCCGCCCTGCTCGCGATGCGGATCAATGCCCGGCGCGAGGCCGAAGAGAAGCGCCTCGCCGCCGAGCGTGAGCGCATCCGCGCCGAAGAAGAGGCGAAGGCGCAGCGCGCCGCCCGCGAAGCGCACGCCGAGAGCGAGCGCCAGGCTGCCGCCGCCCGCGCCGCCGAACAGGCAAAGCTCGACGCCGAGCGCGCCGAACTGCGGCGCCAGCAAGAGGCCGTGGAAGCCGAGCAGCGCCGTCAGGCACAAGTCGCACAAGCCGTCGCCGTCATCGAGCAGAGCAAGCCCGCGGAACAGCCTGAGATCGTGGTCGCCGCCATCCCCGAAGAGAGCGACGAGAAGATCACCCTTGGGCAGATCAATGCCCGCCTGGCGCCGGTGAAGATCGATGCGGCAGGCCTCGCCACGCTCGGCATCCAGCCTGCGGGCCGCGAGCGCTCCGCGGTGCTCTTCCGTGAGTCGGACATCGAGCGCATCTGCACTGCCCTGATCCGCCATCTCTCTTCCGTGGCCGTGCAGATGAAGGTGGCCGCATGATCCGCAACGCCATCGCCTACCACCTGCCGGAAGGCTGGCCTTGGGATTCCTTTGCCACATCGGAATACCTGTCGCGCCGAACCTTCCAGTCTTGCGGCGACCTCGACGCGGAGTCCTCGGGTTTCGTGCCGCCGCGGGACGACGCGAACCTCTGCCACTTCATCGGCGGACGTTTGCTCTTCTGCTTGCAGAGCGAAGAGCGTCTGCTGCCGGCCTACGTCGTCAATGAGCACGCTGAGCTCCGCGCGGAAGAGATCTACGCGCACCAAGGCTATCGGCCGGGGCGCAAGCAGATGCGGGAGATCAAGGACGAGGTCTTGCGCGAACTGCTCCCGCAGGCCTTCACGCGAAAGCGCCGGACGCTCGCCTGGGTCGATGAGGCTGCCGGCCTGCTCGTGATCGACGCGCCGAGCGCGAACCGCGCCGAAGGCGTGCTCGAGGCGATGCGGCACGCCTTCGACGTGTTGCCGGTCGCGCTGCTGCGTACGGAACGATCGCCGGCGGGCGCCATGGCCGACTGGCTCGCCGCCGGCGAGGCGCCCGAGGACTTCACGATCGATCAGGACCTCGAGCTCGTCGCCGTGACCGAGGATGCCGCGGCCGTGCGATACACGCGACACCCACTCGACGGAGAGGACGTCCGGCAGCACCTTGAGGCCGGGAAACTGCCCGCCTCGCTCGGCCTGACGCACGACGACCGCGTGAGCTTCATCCTGACCGACAAGCTGGAACTGAAGCGCGTCCTCCTCCTCGACGTCCTCGTGGAAGGCCGCGAGCCGGCCGACGATGCGGCGGCGCAGTTCGACGCCGACTTCCTTCTCGCGTCCGAGGAAGTCGATCGCATTTTCCGCGCGCTGATTCGCGAGCTCGGCGGGCTTTTCACACCGCAGCGGAACGATCTCGTCGACCAGGCGACGCGGGCCGGATCCGCCGGTGACCCGCTCACGAAGTTGAACGAGCGGCTGTGCGATCTGGTAGGCGACGAGACCGCCTACGAGGAGGCGAAGCGTGTCGTCCTCGAACAACGCCGCCCCTCCATCAGCCTCGTCCAGCGCCACTTGCGCATCGGCTACAACCGCGCCGCGCGGCTCCTCGAGCAGATGGAGCGAGACGGCATCGTCTCCGCAATGAACGCGAACGGAACCCGTGAGGTACTCGCAGCATGACCGACAAATGCACAGAGGCACGCTTCCTCAAGGACGTCGCCGAGCACCAAATGACCATCCTTCGCGAGGATGGGATCTACCGCCACGTCCGGTTCAAACGGCCGGACACGATCTGCATGCACTTCGACATGATTACGTGGCCGGGATGCCTCTGCTACACGGGCGACATGGGCACCTTCGTTTTCACGCGCCTGAAGGACATGTTCGAGTTCTTCCGCACGGATCGGAAGTACACGCACCTGCGCGATGGGCAGACGCTGGCGATCAAACCGGGCTACTGGTCCGAGAAGCTCATTACGGTCGACGGGAACCGTCGGAGCGCCGCAGTCACGGAATTCAGCGAGGACAAATTCCGCGAGGTCATCAACGAGCAGCGGCGAGCGTGGATTCGCGAAGCGCGGTCCTCGGGCCGCTTGGACCGCGACGAGCGTCGAGAACTGTGGGAGGCGGTCGAGAACGAGGTTTTCGGCGCCATGGACGACGACGGCGAGCAAGCGGCATACATCGCCGCGCGAGACTTCTCCTGGCGCTCTGGGCCGAAATCGGATCAGTGGCACTTCAGCGACCTGTGGGATTACGACTTCACCCAGTACACGCACGCGTTCCTCTGGTGCTGCTACGCGCTCGCGTGGGGCATCCAGCAGTACGACAACTCCAAAGCTGCAGCAATCCAGGAGGCCGCATGAACGCCCCCGAGAAATCCATCACCGTCGAGCTGCACCTCTCGACTGCCAAAACGCTCCTTTCGGTCCTCGACATCAAGCGCGAGACCGGCCTCGACGAGGCAACGATCCGCGCTGAACTGCGCACGCTCGCGCAGCAGGGCCAGATCGAGCACATCCCGGGCCGCGGCCGGTACGACGGGCGGTATGGGCTGCTGCGGCCGATCGCAAAGGCCGCGCCGGCTGCGACTTCTGCGGATGGTGCCCTCAGCAATGAGGGAACCACCGAGCGTCGCCTTACCGTCGAGGCTCAGGCGGATCGCGAGGAGTTCATTTCGGAATTCGGCCGCGATGGCAACTGCTCGTGCCACATCAGCCCGCCGTGCTTTAGCTGCACGCGCCCCGGCAACCCTCGCAACCAGGACGAGCGCGACGAGTGCTGGGAGGCAGACGATGCCGTCAGCGAGAACGCACGACTGTGCGCCGACGAAATCGGCACGCGGCTCGAAGCGGCCGTCGAGGTCACGCGGCTGACCGAGCGCGTGACGATGCTCGAGGCCGAGCGCGATGAACTGAGGCGTTCCGTCGAACTGCACAAAGAAGTCTCGAAGGCGAACGCGCAGAAGATCATGGAGCAGATGGCCGATCTCGCCAAAGCACACGAGAATCGCGACGACGCCTGCCGCCTCGTTGCCTCGATGCACGCCGTAGCCCTCGGCGAAGTGCGTGGCCCGATTCGTGGCGTCGTGGAAGACGTCTCAGACCTGCGCACCCAGGCGATGGAAGCGGCAAAGGAACTTGACGCGATCCGCGACCTGCTCGCGCCCTTCTCCGGCGACCTCGACCCGTCCGACCTCTCCGAGGCCGAACTCGCCAAGCACGTCGCGTCCGAGCTCACGAACGCACGCGCTCTGATCTCGAAGCTCGAGCACCTCCTCGGCGTCGAGCGTCAAGCCTGCGCCGCCCTGCGCGAGCAACTCGACAAGGACGGCGACGCGCTCCACATCCGCGAAGCGGCATCGGCCTATCTGGTCAAGGCGCCTCGTCGTAAGCCTCTCATCCGCAAGAAGCCCGAGAGTGCTGTTGCTGCGGCGAAGGCCGCTGCGCGGAACGGCAGCAGCCGCGGCGACGTGTATGCGCTCGTCTATGTCGGCAGTGCGCGGCGCGATGCGGTGTATCGGGAGGCGAAATCGTGAAGGAGACGCCTGTCCGATTCCATAGCGGCCGCGGAATGAACCGCGCCTATCGCGCGCGGGAAGTGTTCGCGCCCTACTACCGGCTGCTGAACGAGTTGCGCGAAGGCGAAGTGACGTGCGTCGGCGATATGCCTGTCGTCGAGTGGAAAGGCGAGCTTGAGTACGCCGCCCCCGTCCTGCACGGCTTCGTCGCAGTGTGGGAGCGCGTTCAGCGGCAACGGCCGTGCGACATCGACTTAGGGCCGCTCACGGTGCTTGCGCACAGGATCGACGGTGCCGGGCTGCTCACCGAAGACGAAATCCGAGCGGCACGCGATAGCCTCGACGATTGCCTACGCGCCTACAAGCGGCTGCCGCTCGAGCTGATCGCGAGTTGCGCGAACACCGAGGAGATTGTCGTAAAGATGGAGGTTATCTCCGGCTGCATGGCCCCGAGCAGAGAGGTGGCGGTGGCGCACGCTATGGCAGGAGTGAATCATGGCTGATCTACTTCTTGCCGCGTCGAACCCGGAACTTGAACTCCAAATCGATCCCCTTGCGCCTAATAGCGAAGAGAACGGCGAGAAAGAGGTATTCGTAGGGGAACTGGTCGAGCATGTGAACTCCATCGGTTGTTTCGGTGGAGGCACTGTAAAGGCGGCGCCTCGAGGTACGCGCACCCCCCATGTTGTAGGCAGCGACGCCACAACAAAGCCGTTGTTCATCCCCCGGAAGCGCGAGTACTTCGAGCAATTCCGTGACGGCACCAAGCCGAACATGGAGGAGTACCGACCCGAAGGGCAGCGCTGGAATGCCAGAACCTGCGCCGTCGGCCGTCCGGTCGTGTTGAGCCTCGGCTACGGCAAGGCACACCGCCTCAGCGGCCACATCGCCGGGTATCGATCGAGCGCAGAACCGACGCAGACCGATGCATGGAAGGCGTGTTACGGGGAGCGCCGCGTAATGGCCGCGTGCATTCGGATTGAACTGGATGGGGGGACGGCATGAACACCCGCCACCTATCCCTCTTCGAAGCCGGCGCCCGCCTCCAGATGACCGAGAGCATCGAACTCACCATTCAGTCGATGCAGGCGTACGGGCCGCAGCATGATCACTGGGTATTCGCGTGGTCGGGCGGCAAGGACTCGACGGCAACGCTCACGCTGATCCTCTACCTGATCTCCGCGGGCAAAATCGCGGCACCGCGTCGTATCACCGTCCTCTACGCTGACACGCGCCAGGAACTGCCGCCGCTCGCGATAGCGGCGCAGGAGATCATGGACTGCCTCGAAGAGCGTGACATCGCCTTCCGGGTCGTCCGCGCGCCTCTCGAAAAGCGATTCCTTCCATACATCCTCGGTCGCGGCGTGCCGCCTCCCAACAACAACACGCTGCGGTGGTGCACGCGTCAGATCAAAGTCGATCCGATGACAGCCGCTATCGCCGAGACGCTCGCCGAGGGCACGGCCCTCGTAATCACCGGGGTGCGCCAAGGCGAGAGCGCTATTCGAGACCGACGCATCGAGATGAGCTGCAGCAAGGACGGCGCCGAGTGCGGTCAGGGTTGGTACCAGCAGGTTCTGCCCGATAGCAAGGGCGTGCGCGGCCGCATTGCGACGCTCGCACCGATCCTGCATTGGCGCGTCTGCCACGTATGGGAGTGGCTGCGCCACTGGGCACCGCAGGCCAAGTTCGGCGAGTGGCCGACCGAGATCGTCGCGGACGCGTACGGCGGTGACGAGGCCGAAGAGATCAACGCTCGCACCGGATGCATCGGCTGCCCGCTCGCGCAGGAAGAGAAGGCCCTCGAAGCGATCCTCGCGATGCCACGGTGGCAGTGGCTCGAACCGCTGCGCGCCCTTAAGCCGATCTACCGCGAACTACGCGAGCCCCGTAATCGACTGCGTAAGTCGGGTGCCGAGAAGCTGAAAGACGGCTCCATCGCGGCGAACCCGCAGCGCATGGGTCCGCTGACCATGGAGGCACGCGAATGGGCGCTCGGAGAAATCCTTGCCATTCAGACGCGATGTAACGCGCGCCGGCCATCCCGCATGCCTGAATTGTCGCTGATCGACGCCGAGGAAGAGGCGCGCATCCGCGAGCTGATCGTCACGGGAATCTGGCCCGATGGCTGGAGCGGCGACGAGCCCCACGCCGATGACTTCCTGCCCGTTACCGTGTATGCAAACGGCGCTGAACAGCACGATCTGTTCGGGCTGGAGGCGGACTGATGACCCTCCCCTACGAATCCGCCACCGCCGGCGACAAGGCGATCGGCGAGATGCAGAAGATCCTCCGCGCATTCGGCTGCACCCGTTTTGGATACATGCTCGACGACGCGTCCGGCGAGCTGCTCGTGCAGTTCGAGTACCACGGCCGGCAGGTATCGGTGAAGGCCTCGATGAAGGGCTACGCGGCTGCCTGGCTCAAGGTGCACCCCTGGACCAGCCGGATGAAGTCGACGAAATCGCAGCACGAGGCGAAGGCGCTCGAAATTGCGAGCATCGCCGTGTTTTCGATCCTCCGCGACTGGGTCAAGGGACAGATCGTGGCGATCGAGACGGGCGTGCTGTCATTCGAAGGCGCATTCCTCGGACAGATCCTTTTAACGTCCGGGAAAACCGTGCTCGAGCATGCCGCCGAGGCAAAGCTGCTGCCGGGACCGAAGGAGCCGACATGATCGAAGCCATCTACGTCCGCTACGTGACGATCGAGCGCGCGTCGACTTTGACGGGCTACACTGTGGATGCCATCCGCACAAAAATTCAAACAGGAATGTGGGCCGAAGGCCGCGAGTGGAAGTGGGGCGAAGACGGCCGCCAGCTCGTAGATATCGAGGGGTACAACGCATGGGCGAAAAGGCCTGGGAGGGAATCTATGCGCGGAAAGCGTCGATCCTCGTCTATTTTCGATGGGACGGTCGCAGCTACCGCGAGACCCTGAAGCTGGCCCCTACGCCGAAGAACATGGCTTACGCCGACAAGCTTCGGCAGGACATCCTCCGCTCCATCGAGCGCGGGACGTTCTCGATGGGGGAATTCTTCCCCGACAGCAAGCACGCAGCGAAATCCGACCACGGCCCGCAGATCGAAAAGGCCATCGACGACTATCTCGACAGCAGAAGTCGCATCATCGCCGAAACGACCGTGAGCGAGTACCGCAACACGCTGAAGAAGTTTTTCGCGGACGACCTCGGGAAGCACCTCGGCGCTTTCGACTTCGCCACGCTGAACCAGCGGCTCGCGAGCCTCGAGGTTGCGCCCAAGACGGGAAACAACATCCTCAGCTGCCTGCGCGGGCTCTACGGGTACGCGGTCCGATCGAAGTGGGTCAGCGAAAACCCGACGCTCGACATCGAATTCGCGAAGCGCGCGGAACCGGAGCCGGATCCTCTCGACTGGGACGAGGCCGAGGCAGTGATTGCCGATATGCGGGCGCACTACCCCGCCCAGATCGCCAACTATTTCGAGGGTGCGCTGTGGCTCGGGTGGCGCCCATCGGAGGGAATCGCGCTGGCTTGGCGCAACATCGATCGCCGGAAGGGCCTCCTGCGTATCGAGCACGCCCGCGTGCGTGGCATTGTGAAAGACACGAAGACCCACAAGTCGCGCGACGTCGAACTCGACGAGCGAGCAGCGGCGATCTTCGAGCGCCAGCGCGAACACACGCAGCTTTCGAACGGGCGGATCTTCACCAACCCGGTGACCGGCGAGCCGTGGTGGGACACATCAGACCTGGTGCAGAAGTACTGGCGACCCAGCCTTCGACGCTTGGGAATCCGCGACCGCGACGCGCGTCAGACTCGGCACACGTGCGCCACCATGCTGCTGATGGCCGGCTGCAACCCCGCGTGGTGCGCAGCGCAGCTGGGGCATTCCGTGGAGATGTTTCTGAGGGTCTATTCCCGCTGGATCAGCGGCGCCGACAAGGGCAGAGAGCGGGCAAAACTGGCCACGTTTGCACAGACGATTCACAAAGTTTCGTAA